CCGCCGCCGGGTCAGGCTGCTGGATCGGCTGCCGGATGATCGTATCCGCATTGTCGAATCCAAGCGATTTGATTGCTTGGACGTACATTGGACGTTGCGAAAGTTTCTCCGGCTCTGGCAGCTGGAGATACTGAACGCCAATCCCGATACCGGTTTGTGCCGCCTGCAGTGCTTCGCGCTGGCGAAAGCGGGTCATCAGCAGCCGCACGTTGATATCGATGTCTTGCACGGTCTCAGCCATGAGCGTTCCGAATCGCTGCTGATCGCCCTCGAAGTAGTTGAACACCTCTTCCGGGTCGAGGTTGGCGTGAATCAGCTTGATGGCGTAGAGCAGAGACTTCTCGAGGCCGCGCTTCATCTCGTTCATCGGCATCCTGGCCAGCGTGCTCGCGCTCTGCAGGATCGACTCGATACCGGTGGCCGTCGAAGAGCTCGGCAGGTCCGAAACTTGGCCTTGGGCCGCGCTGGTCACGCCGCTTCGCACTTGGATGACTTGGATCATCATCTGCATCAGCTGCCATGTCCGCTCGTCCAAGTCGGGCAACTGAAGCGTCTGCATCAAGTCTTCCTTCTTCGCGCCGGCCTTGATGCGGTAGGATGACCCGGGCTTGAACTGGAAGTCTTCCGACTCTTCGTCGGAGATGAGAATGCTATCATCGTAGACGACAACCGGGTTCGAGTGGAACCGATTGCGATAGGCGATGTAGTTGAGATGCCGGTCAACGAATTCCTGGGCCTTCTCGTAAATCTCGTAGTAACCGCGTCCCCACCACCGATTTTTCACCCGGAAAGCGCGAATCACATCGAATGGCAAGCGGCCGTCCGGGGTGACGTTCGCAATGTAGTCCATGGTGATAATCACATCATGGAGCGGGGCCCAAAGGACCATCATCCGGCGTAGCTTGCCGTCGCCCTTTGGGTCGAAGCGCATCCAGCATTCGTAAAGCTCGATCCACGGGTCGGGGTTTTCCGCGTCCGAGTAGGTCTCGGTCTGCTCACCCTGCTCTTGGTTGGGCTTGTGCTGCGCGGTTTTCGGGTCGTACGTGTCGGTCGAGAGGGTCGCTATCGTATCGTCGTCCAGCTTGTACTTTGCCCTCAAATGGGAGAGCCGGCGTTGAATGCGGTGCGCAACGAAATCGGCCTCATGGATATCACCCTCGTTCTCCGCGCATAGGAAGTCCTCGAAGTGACAGGTATTCGCCCGAATGTTGTTGTAGGTGATGTTATCCTGCTCGATCTCCATCTCCTGCCACATCACCCCCGCCACGTTGATCGGCTCCATTGGGGCCTTTTCGAAGACCATGGCCGTCACGTTCACCCCGTTGATTTCCACCGTCTGGAAGCCATCGGGATTTTCATCCGACTGCCCGATCATGGCGTCTTCCTTGAAGATGAATTGCCCGTCCTCTGTGCGGTAGGCGTCCTTTTTACCCACGTCGTAGAGCACGGTGCGGCGGGTCTCGAAGGTGTCAACCTGCCTATCCCAAACCTGTTTCATCACTCCTTCACCCAAGCCGATGGCGAGGTCGATCGCGTCCAAGGCGCATTCCGTCCACGGTGACCGCCGGATCTTCCATTCGCTGTGCTTCTGCATCGTCTCGGCGAGAAGCTGATCCATCGGGCCCTCTGGGAAGAGATGATAGAATGGGGTTGTGCCGAAGCAATCATCGGCTGTCCTGGCCGACATAAAAGCGGCAAACCCGCCCACGATGTTCAACGAGTCATTTTGCAGATCGAAGATGCGCTCGCCCCAGTCATTGATGCTGTTCTGTTCGAACCATCGATCGCGCACGCCTCCGCTGTAATCTCCACCGCGATCACCTCGGCGCCATGAGAAATCGTCGTTCATCTGGGCCAGATAGATGCGCTGCCGCATCCAACGGGCGCTCAACTGGGATTTGATCGATTCAACCCTGTCTTCGATCGCGCGCTTAAGCTTCTCGCGGTCGCTTTCCTGGGGAAGAAGTGTTTCGAGTGGGGTCTTGGCGCGTTTTGACACAAAGAGCCATGTGGGGAAAGCCTGCGCCAAAAGCAAGGCTGACGGGGGCGAGTTTGCCGAAGTCCGCTATTTTGTTGCCATCGGGTGGCCGTTCTGATTGTAAGTCGTGCATGACCCCAACACATGTAGACCCAACCATCGAATCCATCGCCCGCATCTGCCACGAGGCAAACCGGGCCTACTGCGCCAGCATCGGCGATAACTCGCAGTTTCCATGGGATGCAGCGCCCATCTGGCAACGCGAAAGCGCCATCCGCGGTGTCGTCTTCGCGATGCAGAATCCCACCGCCCCACCCAGTGCCAAGCATGAAGCATGGGTAACCGATAAGGTGAATGAAGGTTGGACGTATGGACCGGTGAAAGACCCGGAGCAGAAGACACACCCGTGCATCGTGCCCTATTCGATGCTGCCCAAGGCCCAGCAGGAGAAAGACGCGCTCTTCAAGGCGATCGTCAACGCCATGGCGCCGGCCGAACCGGAAACGATGGTCGCCCAGACGAAGCGCTGGCGCCGAGATCTCGATGTGATCCTTCAGGAAATGAAGGACAAGGAAGACGAGCTCTACGAAGAGCACGCCCGTCTTCTCGGTGCGCCACGGCGCGAAGCTACAGACCTACAGCAGGCGCGCACGGTGGCAATTTGCCGGCTGAAAGAGGTCATCATGTGGTGCGGCATGATCCTGAAGGGGCTTGGCACGGCCAACCCCTACCCCCATAGCTACGACCCTTCCTCTCCAGTCGTCGAGAAAACCGCTGACAATCTCAAGCTGTGAGCCAGAAATACCGCTGCGATTGCAACTGCGGTAAGGACGGCTTCCGCAACCGCATGACCGTTGTCGAGGCGCAGGAGCGCTCGATCTCCGATGCCGGGGCCACGCAACGCCCGTTCCATCGGTTCCTGGTCCTGCGTGAGTGCGAAGGGCCGTTCAAGCGTGAGCTTGAAATGATGGATTCTCTTCGGCGCCTGATCACCCTTTGCGAGCAGCGCTGGTTTTTCATGCGCTGGCCGCACATTTGGGCCGTGCACTCGGCTCACATGGCGATTCATTCCCGCAATTTGGGTAGGCTCGAGGCGCGGAAGCGATCTGTGAAAATGCTCACCCTGTTTGCCACTCCGGCATGGCTGTCCGACTTGTTCGAACAGTTCTGGAAATGGCGAGCGCGGAGGAAACGTCGCCATGGATAACCCAAATTCGATAGCGGCCTACATCCGTGATCACGTCGAGGGCGTTATTATTAAAGGCATCGAGCCGAAGGCTATCTATCTCGGAATCGAAGAGCATTCCGCTTTCACGACTTGGATAAATAGCCAATTTTTCCGTCTCGATCCCTCTGTATTAATGGAGTTCATGGGGATTCGAATCTACAGAGTAGTTGAGCAAAGCCACATCGGCGTCGCTTAATTCGCCATCTGCTTCTTCATCGCGTTCTCCCGCTTCTTTTCCATCACTGGAGCGATTTCGCGTTTTTCCTCGTCGCTGGCCTTCTTCCAAACGCGTTCGGCCTGATCAAGTGGCAGGCTCTTCACGATAGCGGCCAGCGGCGGGAGTGATGCCTTTTCAGTGATCTTGTTCACGTCCGACGGCTTGATCGTTCCTTTCTCGATCGCCTTGGTCATCGGGCCGTAGTCGCCGCGGCGCAGTCCCGCAACCGCCTGCGAGCGATCGATGCGCGCGGCCTGCTGCTGCTCGGTGATCGGCGCAGATGGCATGCGCGAGCGCACGATCTCCGCGGCCAGACGATATGCCGGCGACTGGTTCATGTCCTTCGGAGCCGGCATGACGCCTACCAATGGCGCAACCTTGGCCGGCAGACTCTCGCCGCGCTCGTCCGCCTTTTGGTAGCCGCGGATCCAGAACGGCACGAAGGTTTTCACCGCGTGCGCTCCGACCTGGCCGGCTTGGGCCACGATACTGGCGTCCTCGTCGCGCACCTGCACGCCGTAGTAATCCTTGTTCTTGAACAACTCGCTGAAGTAGTTCAGCAGCGGGTGCGACTTGTGCAGAATGGTCTCGCCCGGGTGCTGCATGTAGGCCCACACGTCTTTCATGTAGGTCGGCAGGGTGTAGCGGTCTGGGTTGCCGTTCTCGTCCTTTCCTCCGGTTCGGAAGGAGAAAATATCGGCAAGACCGCTCGGGCCTTCCCCGGTGAACAGGTAGGTCAGGAGCGCATTCAGCGTGGCCACTCCGAGCAGGAGCGAGAGTGTGTAGGTCAGGCGCTTCGGCAAGTCTTTCGGCGCTCGCCCGGTCTTAGACCATTCCTTGAAGAAACCGGCCGTATCCTTGAACGCCCCGCCGATCTCCGCGATCGTGCCGCCGGTCCAGCCTGGGGCGCGGACGAGCGCTTGAATCACGTTTTTCGCCGTGTTGTTGATGAACAGCCGGTCATAGCGGACCTGGCCGAGACGGGCATCCACGCGCATGGCGATCTCGCGGAATTCGTGCGTGAGCGATTCCAATGGCTTGCCCGGATTCTGCTCGATCACCCTCCACGCCAAGTGAGCGAAGACGCCCGCTTTCTGGCGCGGAACGAGGTATTCCATGATCGGCTTGGCCATCAGTTCGATGAGGGCGAACGGCGAGCGAAGCGCGGCGCGCACGCGGTGGTCCGAATACCAATCGGAGTAGAGCTTATCGAGTTGGTTCGTCTGGAGCCCTTTCTCCATGGTGAACCCTCCCCCAGACAGTTCCCACGCCCGGGCCACTTGGGCGATACGCGGGTCTATGGTTCCCTCCGGGTTGCGCCAAGCGTTCAGGACCTTGTCGCCGGTCATCGGGTTTTCAACGATGGCCACGGGGAACCGTTTTGCCGTCTCGATGAGGTTGGAGACGCTCCGTGTGCCATTGGCCACACCGTAGATATCGTTCAGGATGTTGGCGCCGGCCGAGATCTGGCTTTCCATGGCGGTGAAGCCCGCGTGGAATGCCGACCCTACGCCAAGCTGCGACTGGTTGAGCAGGTTGGCCATGCCCATCCATGCCGTGTAGAGCTTGCCGAAGTAGGGATTATTGTAGAGCGAGCTCGAGAGATAGTTGTTGAGGATGGCTGCAACCGGTTTCTTCGCCCAGCGCTCACCTCGTTTGATCAGCGCACCCGTATTCTCGTCCCTGTTCCAGATCGTACCGTACTTGTCGTCGATCTTCGTCCATTCGGAGCGGTCGAAGTTCTTCCTGGCCGCTTCCTTCATCGGCACGCCCTCGTTGTTGACATTGATCAGGTCGCCCTTTTTCTCCAAGTCGCGGAAGACCTGGTTGGCCATGATCGAGCGGTCGATTTCCGCCAAGGCTACCGTGTGAATAACTACCGGGTTATTCGATACCGGCTGGAGACCAAACTCCACGCCCGTCATGATGTCATCAAACACCTTCCGGCGGCGGAAACTCTCTTTTCCCTTCAATGGCCGGCGGGTCAGATACTGGAGCATGTCCTTCGCGTCCGGCGGCTGGCCGTTGCGCAGGATATCCCTTACCCGGTCGGCAATCATCTTCTTCTGTTCGGCGCTCGCGGTGTTGACGTCGAAGTTATCGCCCAGCCGGCCATCACGGAAAGCCTCGCCCATGGCGATACCGAAGGCATTGCGGGAATCGTAGGTCCACATGCCTTTGAAGTAGTGTTCCCTGGCATCTTCCAGCTCGGCGCCAGCTTCCTCGAGCAAGTCAAGGCGCTGCTGCTGCTGTTCCCGGATGCGCTCGGCCAGAGCCTTGATTTTCATCCGGTCAGCAACAGAGCCCGCTCCGGTCACATCGCGGCCCTGGGACATGTCGGACATGAACTTCACGCCCGGGTTTTGCTCCAACGGGAGCCGCTCATTGGCAACTCCAAGGCGCTCGAATAACTTCCGGTCATCCCGGTTGGCGTGCATGTCCACCTCGGCTCTGCGGTGCATCTCTCCCAGTCGCCTGCCTACGAGTTCGGCCGCGGCGAGGTGCTCGGGGCTGACCGCCGTAGGCAGGAGAAGGGATTGGATGCCCTTCTTGATGTCATTGGCTATGCCCAACCCCGGCGTGAATGTCTTCCTGACCTGGTTCAGCGTGGGGACGGGAATACCCAGCCTCTGCTGGGTGGCACTGGGCTGCGGAATAGGACGTGCCGGCGGCGGATCGACGGGCTTCGGCGCCGCCGCGGCTGCCGCCTGCAGTTTCGCCATGGCCGAGCGGTAGGCTTTCTCGATCTGGAAATCGGAAAATCCGGTCGCCTCTTTGATCTGGTCATTCGTCGAACCGCGGCGGCGCATGGTCAGCACCTTTTTCTCTATGTCCGAGAGCTTATTGAACGCCTCGCGCATGGCGCGCCCCTTGGCCTCCTGTTCTGGAGTCGGGTTCGGCGTTGCCCCGCGCGGTTCCGGAGATTCAAGTCCGCCGGAAGAAGTGGGTTCGTCTGGCGCCACGACTGGAATCTGATCGGATTCCTTTTTGCGGCGATTCGTGCGCAGTTGCGCCAAGGTGGCCGAGTGTTCAGAGCGAGCGCTGTCGAGTTCGGCCTGGCTCTCGAACGGCTTGGCCGCAAGTTCTCGTTCGATGGGCAGGCGCGAGGCTGACCGCTTCTTCCCTGCCTCCAAGCGTTCAATCTCTTCCGCCGGCTTGTCGTCCAGCGCGTTGTCGATGCGCTGTTTCAGCCCGGTAATCGTCACCTGATCGTTCTCGTAGAACTCGGTCAGCTGTCGGTCGAGTTTCCCGGCCTTGCCGTAGATTCGGGCTGTGAATTTGTTGCGAGCAACCGACAGCTTGACCCCGCGATAGGTGGCGAACGTCTCTGCTCCATTGGTGGCCCGCTTCGATGCTTCGACAAAGTCGTTCATCAGCTTCTCGCGGTCCTCCTTGCTGAAGTCCTCCGGCTTCGGGTTGGCCGCGGCATACTCTTTCCACTGCTCCCAGCTTTGAATCTGCTGGTCATACTCGGCGGGAATCTTCTCCAACCGTCGGACCTCGCTTTCATGTTGGTACTTCGCGGACTCCCACGCACGGCGAAGAAGGTCGAGCTTCTTCACCTTACTGCGGAGTTCGATCTCCTGCTGAATGAGTGGGTCGCCGCTGGCCGCGGCCTTCATCTCGGAGGCATTGGCAGCCTCGCCGCTCACGTCTTCCAAGTCGCGAGTGGTTCGGTCGGCCTGCCGGAATTGGCCGATGCCGGCCGCTTTGTGCTCGATCAGCTGCCACATGCGCGTGTCGTAGGTCTGGCGCGTGGCGTAGCGGTGGATCTCCACCTCGAAGGCTTCCGGGTCGGCCTCGTATTCTTCCCTGGTCTTGTAGCCCTTGATCGATTCCTCAAAGAACAGGTTTCCTTGGCGGATAATACGGCCCTCGCGCTGCTCCAAGTCGGACGGGCGCCAAGGTGCGTCGAGGTGATGCAGCGCGACCAGCCGACGCTGGACGTTCGTGCCGGCTCCAAGCTTCGGCGTGGATCCAAACAGGATGCGCACCTTGCCCTCGTTCATCGCGTCGAAGAGCTTCTGCTTCTTATCCGGGTTGTCGTAGTCGTGGATAAAGGCGATCTCATCCTCTGGAATGCCAGCGGCGATCAGCTTGGCCTTCATGTCGTCGTAAACCGAGTGATCAGACGAATCGGCAAGTATCTCATCCATGCTGATGGCCTGCTCTTTCTCTTCCTCGGCGAATTCCTCCGAATCGTCGGTCGTCTCGGGCTTTTCCGGCTTGTTCGCCTGCTCCTTGGCCTTCTCGGTCGCCTTGCCGCGGGCGCTGGCCGGGACGCTCAAGTCGCAGAAAACGAGCTGGGTGCCCTTCTTCTCGTTCCACTTCTGGTAAACTCGCACGATCTCAGCCACAGCCGTGTTAGGCTTGGATCCCGGGAAATCCGCGGCGTTCGGGTCGACCAGCCGCATGTCGAGAGAAGACTTTCGCGCGTCATTGGTGATGACGAGCATGTTGTCGATGTCGGGCCTGGCCGGGTCAAGGTTCTGGATGCGATCGAGGATACTACCCTTGGTGTAGGTCACCATCGGATTGCCGTCCGCGTCCAACCGTTCATTGCCTTTTTCGTCCAAAACCGGTGTTTCAATGCCGAAATAGAGCGCTTGGGCATCCGATCGATCGACCACGTAGTTATTCGGCTTTCCGCCCTTCACCTTCGGAACAGGGAATATCTTGCCGCGCTCGGCGGTCTGGCGCTTCAGGTCATCCAGCGTCACCACATCCGCGACGCTGCGATACATCGCCCCAAGCTCGCCCACGTTCTGGAAATTGGCGAACCTGGTGGCCATCCGGTAACCGGTGCCGGATGGGTCAACCTCGTAGACGCTCTTCACGTCTCCGAACACCTTGGCCCAAGAGTCTAGTGTGTTCAGCCCCATGGCCTTGAGCTTGTCGCCCTGCAGGTATCGCTGCATGGTGAACATCTCAACGAGCGAGTTACTGATCGGCGTGCCCGTGGCGAACACTAGCGGCGCCTTACCTCCGTAGCGCTGCTGCATCCAGCGGGTTTTTACGAAGAGATCGAAGGCTTTTGCGCTGCCCTTCGGATCACCCAGCCCAGCCACCCGCTGCATACCAGTGGTGTAGAATAGGTTTTTGAATTCGTGGGCCTCGTCGAGGTAGAGGCCATCAATTCCAAGCTCATCGAATGTGGCCGCGGTGTCCTTTTCCCCGGTGTTATCCATCGCCCGGTCCAGCTTGGCCTGCACCGAGTCCTTCATCTTCTCGAGCGAGGTGATGAATCGGCTATCCGTGCCACGGCCGGCCTCCGAGCGCTCGGCGCGGCGCATGTCTTCGACGGCGCCGGCAATCTCGTTGAGCATCTCGCGAAGAAGCTGTTGCTCTGCCTGCTTCGGCATCCCGATCTTTTTCAGGGACGAATGACCGATAATGATCGCGTCATACTCACCAGTGACCATGCGCGCGAAGAGCTGCTGCCGGTTCTTCTTCTCGAAGTCCTTGGGCGTGGCATACAGCACGTTCGCATTGGGATAGAGCGTCACGATCGCATCGCGCCACTGGGTGGTGAGATGGTTCGGAACAACCAGCAGCTGTTTCCGGGCAAACCCCAGCCGCTTCATCTCCATCAGAGCTGTAGCCATGATGAAGGTCTTGCCGGCGCCGACGACCTGATCGAGCAGGGCCGTGCGGTCGGTGATGATGCGCCACGCGGCATTCAGCTGATGCGGGTAGAGCTCGATGAGCGGTGTCTTCCCTGGGAGCGTGAGGTGCAGCCCGTTCGGCTTGGTGTCGGCAAAGACGTTCATCGTGTCGTTGTAGACACGGGTCAGGTCTTCTCGGCGGGCAGGATCCTGCATCACCCAATCCGCCCATTTCTGCTTGATCAAATCGGCCTTCTGTTGGGCCGCGGCCGTGCCTTCCTGGTCCACTTTGGGAGGGACATCCTTCGAGCCGTAGCCCATGACCTGCACGGGCTTGTTGTTCATCAAAGCGTCCAAAATGCCGCCGAATGAGATGCCGCGGTGTTTCTGGCTCGACTCGACGCCGTACTCGCTGTGCGCCGCAACGCTCATGTCTGGCATGCGGACGTTCCATCGGGCCACGGCGGGCGCGTAGGCGATGATTTCCGGCGTCTCGCCAACAAGCTGTTTGGCAAACTGGGCGAAATACTCGGGCTTGATCCACGGCGATCCAAGAGGGGCGCGGATGTCCTGTGGCGCGATGTCCGCCGGGATGACATTTTTCAGAGCCTCGACGTTGCGCTCGAATTCCGGGTTTTTCTTCGCCGCTGCTTCTGCGGCGCGCAGCTTCTCCCGCACATTTCCGCTAAGATACTTCTCGGCCTGCTGCCAGTCGCCTTGCGGATCTTGGAAGACTTGGTCGCCCAGTTCCTTCAGGATGGCCTCGCGTGACATGCCGCTGAGTTTCTGCATGTAGGGCAGGTCGACCGTGCCCCGTTGGTTCAAGCTGACGGTCAGGGCATCTTTTGCGCCGCTGACCTTCGTCACTTCCTTGTAGCCGGCGTTGACCCTCTTCTCGAAGATCGCTGCTTTCTTCGCGCTCGGCTTGCGCGGTTCGATGCCGCGTTTCTTCGCGGCCTCCCGCCCGATACCCGGATCGAAATCTCGCTCGAGTGCCAACACCTTAAATGCGTCGGTGTCGGCGTTGAAGGCGCGGCGGTTGGTCAAAGTGTTGAGCGGTCCGAATTTCTCGACGAACTGATCGTAGGCCGCTCCCAGCTTCTTCCGTAGCTTAGTCATTGCTCCTGCCGGCGCGTCGCTGATCTCCGCGCGGATAAGCTCGTTCAGTGCGTCGCGGATCCCGATCATGCCAGAGACACGTTTCGGCTGGGTCTCGTTCTGGAACTCGACCGGCGTCGATTGCCGCTGCTCGTTCAGGTCGGCAGTGCGGCGGTGGATCTGGCCTTTCTCGTCGATGAAGTAACTTCCGACCTTCACATTTTCGGGGACGAGCACGCCTTCCTCTGGGGCGGTGAGGCGGTCGGTCTCCTGATTGGTGATCTTGTCGTAAACTCCCTCCGGCAGTTTCTCCACTGCCTGGCTGATCTGGTCGGCCAGCGGTGTCTCGGTTTTCGGGCTTAGCGTGAATTCCTCGCGACCTGGATACATCGTGCCCTCCATGGTCGGAGTGCCGAGCATCATTTCCGGGTGATCGACGAAGTAGCGGCTGATCGCCCCGCGGGTGTCGCCAATCTGCATCTTTTCCACTTCGGTCCAGTCCAGAGAAGAGGGTTTCTCTCCCGGCATGAGCTTCTGGAAGAAGACGATATCGGTCGTCACATCCGTGTTGGCGTTCTTCTTGAACGCCGTGTTGGGCAGGCGGATGGCGCCAAGGAAGTTCGCCCGGTCAGCAATCCAGTTTCGCGCGGCCGGGTTCTGGGCGTCGAGGAAGTAGTGAGAAACGACCCATGCGCCTACCCCGCTTGGGCGCAGGAGTTCGATCTGCTTCGCGATAAAGTAATTGTGAATTGAGAAGTTGCTGGCGTCCTTGAAGTTCGGGTCAAAGAGCTGTTTCTGGCCAAACGGCGGGTTGCCGGCGGACGCGTCGAAGTGGTCCCTTTCAAGGTTCGCGTTCTGAAATCCGCCTTCTATGATCTGGGCCTTTGGATAGAGCAGCTTCGAGATTCGGGCGGTTACCGAGTCCTGCTCGACTCCGAGGTAGGATGTGCGATCGCGCATCCCAGCCGGCAGGAGGCCGATGAAATGCCCGACGCCAGAGCCGCCCTCGACCATCTTCCCGCCATTGAAACCGAAACGAGCGAGCGCCTTGTAGATGCCGTTGATGACATCCGGGCTGGTGTAGTGCGCATCTTGGATCGTCCGCCTGGCAGTCTCGTATTCCTCGGGAGTGAGGATCGACTTCAGCGCCTCGGCCTTCTTCTTCCAGTCGGCATTTTCAGGGTTGAATGCGTTCTTCATCCCGCCCCAGCCGACATATTTCACCAGCTGGGCTTTTTCTTCGTCGGTGGCCGGTCGATTTTCCGACTCGATCTCTTTGAGCAGAGAAATGGCCGAGATGTTGTCCGCGAACTTCTGCGCCATCCCACCACCGCCGATGTCGTCGGATGGGGTGATGACGTAGTTCGACTCTACGCGAGCTGGCGACTTGCGCCGCCGTACATCCGCCCGATCTCCCACGGAGCGAGAGGCGGCAAGCTCCCGTGCGTCTCCACCGCCCTCTGTTGGGCCAGTGTTTCCTTCTTCTCCTCGTCCCTCACCAGCTGGAACAGATGCCCGCTCTTCTCCAGTTCCCGGAGTTTCTTCGGGTTGCTCGCTGCCCATCCGTCCACGATCGCCAGCGTCGGACGGCTGAAGTTGTCCTCCAGCGTCTTCAGCGTCTTGACGTTCAGTACTCCCGTCGCGTTCGGAAATAGGGCCGCTGTTTTCATCGGTGATAGGTTCGGGCTGTTTTACAGGTTCGTCAAGCGAGGCGAAAATGGTCGGCCAGTCGTGTGTTCCACGCGGAACACTGCCGGCGGCGCCCATCGTGTCCCAGAGGGATTGGGCGTATGGACGGAGTTGTGGACTGATCTCGTCGAGGAAAGTTGCCACCTTCTCCGGAGTGTCTATGCCGTCTTTTTCGAGGCTGTCGGCCAGATCGAATAATGCGGCTCGCCGATCCTTCGGGAGCGGCTTTTGCTCGAGCGGTTCTGTAGTCGGCTCAGCGGACGAAAGCCCCTTCTCGAATTTGACGGTGAGATAGATTTCCCTGCCCTTACGTAAACGAATTGCCCACGCCTTTTCGCGGTCGGAGGAAAGGCTCCAATCATAGCCACCAAACTGAATTTTGCCTTGGGCATGAAGAGCTACCAGCGCGCCCTTGGCCTTGGCCATCGACTTCGGGTCGATCGAGAACCCGGAGTTTTCGAGGACATCGGCAATGGGAACATCAGGGAATCCTGTCTTCGCCTCGAGCTTGTCTGCCTCGGCGCGCATCCTGTTCTCCACCCGGATGGTCGTAGGGACAGCGGGCGTCACCTTGTCCTCGATTTGCGCCTGGAGCATCGCATCGGCCAGCGTCGCGTATTCCTGCGGCGCCGCCGGCTTGGTCGGCTCGGCGGTGATAGCCTTGTTGGCGTCCATCTTCTCCCGGATGCGCTCGCGCAGCCAGTATTGACCGTACTCGTTCCAGCCCTTATCGATCGTTTCCTGAGAAACGCCGTATTTCCTGGCCAGCCCGTTGAGGACCGACATTTTCGTCGTGTGCTCGAGATCGTGGTAGTCCGAATCGCTGGGCGGTTCAGGCGCGAAGAGCCCCTTGAAGGCATCGCGGGCCTTCTGCTTCGTCTCTTCGGATGCGCCGCTTACTTTCGGTGCCTTTTCAGGCTGTAGGCGCTCGGGGCTCTTTCCGGGAGTTTCTTGCCCTTGGTCTCCGCGTTCCACTCCTTCACTCCCTGGTCCCCCAGTGCTCGGTGTCCCGCTGGGCTGTTCACCCAACGGTTTTGCGCTTTCGATACTGCTGGCATTTTCGGTTGTCGGTTGCGCCCCAATGGGCTTCATGTCGCGCTGTTCAACGGTCTGGACGGCGCCAGTTTTCTCGTTTCGGACGCGGAAATACTTTTCTTCAGGAAGGTCGCCCTTCTGGCGCGGCAATTCCTCGATCACCTCATAACTCTGGGGCGAGTTACCCAAGCGAACGCGCCGCGGGCCGGCCGGAGGCTCTCCAGTGCTCTCCGGTCGGTCCGCGGGCTTGGGTTGTTTTTCTGGAGACGACTGAGAAAGCTCTTCGAGCACCGCCTTGGCGCGCTCGTACGAGTTGCGTAGGGCCGCGGGGGCATCGGCCAGCTTGGAAAGCAGGTCTTTCAGCACGCCGAGAATGCGCTCGATGATCGGCTTTGCGCGGATCGCGGCCTCGGTGATCTTCTGCCCTGCCCCGTGCTGGAGCATCTGGCGGACGAACTCGGCGCCAAGTTCGGATCCCTGCAACTCGACACCCGAGTCGCCCTCGTAGGCATCCTTCGCGGCCTGGCGCTGCTCGTCGGTCATTGCCTGCTCGACTGCCGAGTATTCCGCCTCGAGCGCTTCACCGAAGGATTGGGGCTTGTCGTGCTGATCCTTGCGGTTGCGCTTCTCCCAGTCCCGGCGCACGGCCTCGAATTGGGCGAAGTGGTCGACTTCCTCGCCAATGGCGGACTCGATCCACTCGCGCGCCTGGGCGTCGCTCATCCCGGCGATCTTCTCGCCAATCCGCGCGTAGTTGATCTGGAACGAGTAGGCAGGATTGCCGCGGCCAGTGGCCTTCCAGTTGGCACGGAAGGAGCGCGGCGAGTCCGTCGGTTCGACTTGGACCTTGAGGCTCCGCAGGAACTGATTGACCCTGCCCTTGATCATCGCCTCGCGCACACGGCGTGTTGCCTCTTGGGTCTTGGTCTCGCTGGCCGGCTTCTCGCCCAGCGGTAAATCGGTCTTATTGCGCTCGGCATCACTGAATTTCAGCGTGTCGAAGGTGATCGTTTTTCCGGTGAGGACCGACTTGGCCCCGACATACTTCTTACCCGTGCCCTTTTTGACGTAGGCGAGAGTGACGTGCGGATGGTAGTCCGGGAAATCGCTCTTGTATGGAAGCTTCTTCAACTCGGCATTTAGCCGGTGAATGTCCGGTCCCTCCACGTCGATCTTCACCACGTCATACGGGCGGTTTTCGTTCTCGAAGAGACTGACCTTGCCGAGTTTGGCGGTGACCGGTCCGAAATTTTCGAGCAACTTCCGCACGTCCGCAGGTTCTTGGGTCTCGAGACCGTAGAGCGCGGTGATGTGCGGCTCGGTTTCCAAACCGTATTCCGGGCCGTACGAATCGCTGCCCTCTTCGCCGTGGTAAAGGTCTTCAGGCGCGATGGTCTGGCCCAGTTTCAAGACTGCCTCTTTCGCCCCGCCTTCGATGTTCAGTTGCGTCGAGGTGCGTTTTTCGCTATCAGCGGCAGATGGACTCTTCCGAGATTCTTGCGCAGGCTGTTCTTGAACATCAGCAGACGGCGAAGAGCCTTTTTTTGATTCCTCAGCCGACGGAGCAGCAGGAGCGGCTTCTTCGGATTTGGTCCGAGTCGATTCCTTTGGTTGAATCGAGGAAATCTGCCGAGTCCCAGTCCGACCGTCGTCGGTACGATAGCTGACTACACCGTTCGTAACCCCAGTAACTTCAGCCTCAAATGAGCCATCACCAGACAGGGACGGAATTGTTACTCGATCTCCAACTGCGGGATTTTCGCTGCCTTGAGTCGGTTGCTCGGCAGCTTTGCCTTCTGGGGTCGGTGCCGGTTTTTCCGGTTTTTCCTCCGGAGTTGTCTCTATGGTGCGAACACTCTTTTCCTGGCCCGATGTGCTCGGAGTGCGCTGCACCTCTCCTTTCTCGTCCAGCACCCCTCGGCTCTTTAATTCCTCAATCAGCGCAGTGGCTTTACGAGGATTCAGGCGAAACCTACGTTGAACCATGGGCAGGGTCAGTTTTCCCTCTGCCTGCGCCATCTCCGTTGCTGGGGCAATATGATCCTCGTCAACAGCCTCTTTCGGGGCCGCTGCTTCCGCGGCCTTCTGTTCCTCTATCGCTTTCGCTACTTCTGCATCAGAATTTGAGCCTACCTCGCCTGCCTTGTTGGCTGCAAAACTCTCGCGTAGTTTGTTCAGCGCTTGCGAGATTCCCTCTGGAGTGATCTCGTCGGCCTTCAGGCTGAAGTTGCCGCCGGTCTCCGGATCCTTGAACGCGTGCAGCCCATCCGACACGCCTTGGTAGGTGATGCCATATTTCCTGGCCGCGCGCGTCGCGAGCTTGCCCTGTTTTACCTCAGGGCTGTCCCCCTTCTCTACGGCTGCTTGCTCGCTGGGCTGGCTGGGAACTTCGTTCTCGCCGGGTCCATTGGTACCGGCATCCCCTTGCCCTTTCGCTTCCTCTTCGGAGTGTACGCGCTCTGCTTCTGGTCCTGGTAAGGCGAGTTGTTCATTGGATTGTGCGGGTTGTTCGCCTGCCAGATTGGCAAGCTCTTCGTCGGAAAGGTCTGCATTCTCTGCCGGAGTGGTCGACACGACGCGACCGGTGGTCTGCTTCGGCTGGTCCGGGTTTGCCTCGGGCGAGATTTTCGATTCAGGCGCCTTATAGCCCGACTTCTCGACGAAGGTCTTGGCCACATTTCGGATTGCCTCGGCCATCTCCTTGGCGCGCTGCTGCATGGCCGGAGGCGCATCGGGCACGCGGCCCTCTGCAATGCCGTCCATCAACGCAACGTCTGGATTCGTGCCGTCGATGATAGAGCGCGCGGTCGACAAGTCCCGGGCCCGGTCGGCCTCGGTCATCGAGCCGTGTGCGGCGAATACGATGGAGTTGACGACGTCTTCCGCAGTGAGCTTCGGGCTTTCACCAATGATCGCCTTGCCGCCGGCAGTGGCAGCCATGTTCGCCCCAGACCCAACCACGAGCGCCGCGGCGGCCCTGGTGATCGGCGATGCCTCGAGCGGCAGAATCTTCGTGAGCGTCTTCGACGTGGCCGCTCCGGTGAGCGCGAAAAGAGCGGTCGACGGGACGGTCTTCAGTGCCGCGCTATACGCCGCAGCCGTCGCCTTGTCGTCCGACAACCCTTTCGCCTTGGCCTCGTCGTAAGCGTTGGCGCTTCCTTCTGCCATGGCCTGACCGCCAAGAGTAAGCAGGCCGGCCACGCCTCCGGTAACGATGCCTGGCGACATCGCGCCGATTCCGCCTACGATGTTCGTAGCGACCGATGCGACCTTGCCCTGCTCGCCCAGCTTGTACCCGAGATCCTTGGATTCGCCCTTCAGCGCATCGGCCTGCTTCTGGGTGCGCTCCTTGAGGAAGTCAGCGGCCTTCTGCATGAACGGCAGGACAGTCCCGGTCTTGTAGCCGTGCTCGTCGTAAACGTCGGCATTGGCCAGACGGGCCACTCCCTCCAGCGCCTTCTCGATACCGTGCACGGTTTGCAGATGGACGCGTGCGGCGAAGTTGAAAAGTCCGGTCTTCGTCTCCTGCTCGGTCGCGCCGGGTGTCGGAGGTGGGGTGAACTTGGCTTTTACCGCGTCATCGATCTGATCTGCGACAGGATCGGGCGAAGTCTGTTTCGCCTGCTCGGTGAGCGGCTGATACTTCGCCTTTGCCCGGTTGATCATCACTCCACGGGCGCTGTCGAGCGTCTTCTGCGCCTCGTCATGCCGCTTCTGAAGGTCAGGCAATCCCTCGGTGATCTGCGCGAGCTCAGCGCTGGCCTTGGCATTCTGGTCCTGCAGACGCTTCAACTGAACGCGCTGGTCGTCGGTCAGGTCCTTGTTCGAGCTCAGCATCCCAGCTTGCACGGTCGTCTGCTGGATCTGCTTCTGAAGCTGCTTTTGCCGCTTCTGTTGCTCGGATAGATCGGTGCGCGCGGCCGTCAATTCCTGGCCGGCGATCTGGTAGTTCTTCTTAGCGAGGAAATCTTCGTCCGGGCCGAGTGAGACGCGCGAGACTCCGTCCTCTCCTGTCACCCATTTTTCGCCCGTCTCTGGGTCAGTCTTCGGATGGAGCGGTACAAGTTGCTCGTTGCCGAAGCGATCGCGCTTCCGGCTGAACACATTGCCGTTTTCGTCCTGCTCGAACGGATTGATGACTGCCGGTTTGTAGAGCACGCGGCCCTGTTCGTCGGTCCTCGGACGTGGCGCGCCCGTCGCCGGGTCGATCTCCATCTCTACCCCGGCATCCTTCAACACTGCCTGCGCACCCTTGGCCCTGGTATCCTCCTGTTTCTGGAGAATCTTCTGCTCGCGCTGGGCCTCTTTCTGGTCTCGAGCGAGAATGCGCGACTCGATGAACGGGTCTACGGCCTTGTGATGGGTGAGCGTCGGCTCTTCGATTCGCTGTGGTGTGTAGGCGCTCGGGTTGCTCAGGATTTCCTGAACGGGATTGCTTGGCGCCGGCGCGGCCTCGCCACGGGCGTAGGCGCTGACTTCCTGCGGTGCGGCCTCCGGTGCCGGTGCTTCGTTTGGCGCCTGCGAAAGCTGGCTCTGCTCGATGATCTGGCCGGTAGGCGTGGGATGCTGCTCGATCGTCAGCGGATCCTCTTGGATTTCGTCTGCCATTACAGCGCACCTCCGCGACTGAGCGAGTATGCAGTGCGCGCTTTCTGGCGCTTGATCTCGTCTTGCGGAGCTGGGCTGATGGCCGGCGCGCTCGCTACCGCAGTAGGCGCACTGGTCGGTTTAACCGGCTGCGCGGGCGCGGCCGGGGTCGACATTTCATTTGCTGGCGGCATGCCGTTGGCCGACTGGGTCCACGGGATGCCGGGAATACCCTTCGTAGCGGCAGGAGCACCCGCCGCCGGTCCTGGGGTCGGAGACTTGGACACAACTGGGGCGCTCGTAGCATAGGACGACTTCGCCACATCGCCCGGGCGCGTGGCAACGTTAACGCCAGTTCCGGCAGCTGCGAGCGCCGCGGGATTCGGGGCCGGATTGGCAATCCGGTTTTGCCGTTGGTAGGCGCTCTCGGTCAGACCGCCCGGTTTATACATGGATTGGGATTGGGCGAGATTGGCCGCGTCCGTGGCCGCGTTGCCGCCCGGGCCCGTGATTGGCGCGGGAATCGGCTTCACGGAGACCTGCTTGGTCTGCTGCGGCTGCACCCCGTTGTTGACCTGCGGCGGCGCCGAAGACTTATCCGGCCCGGTCGACTGGACGTAGCGCCCGGTCTGCGGATCCAGATATTCGGTGCGACCATCGAGCGTGCGCCGTGTGGCCGGCGGCTGGACATTGGCCGGAGGGATGACCTGTTTCGCCGCGGGAGCAGCAGCGGACATGACGGCGCCGGCCGCGGCCATTCCGGGAATCGCGTAGGCGCTGCGCGCGGCATTGGCGACACTTTTCACCCCAGCCGAGTTGTCGACTGTCTTCCCTGGCACGGTGACCGGAGCGTGATGAGTCCCAGCGAAAGCCGCGTCGAATCCGCTCCAGTCGTGATCGGCACTCATCTTCCCCTCGGGCGTGGTGCTCGTCCGCATCAAGTTGCCGTGCTGGTCCCGCTTCGCGCCAATGGTGTACATCGGGTGGATCCCCGATTGTGTGCCCCAACCGTTCACAACGCCTCCGCGGAGGCCAGTCCGACGAGATGAAACAGAGAATGCGCTCATGCGGGCGAGCCTCTGATTTTTGGGACTACGAGCAAGCACGAACATGCGGAGTTTCCCAAACTGCCACAAATAGTTTGCAAAACTGGACGTATCCCGATAGCAAAATCGGGCACATTCCCCAATGTGTCACACCACTGAGTTCACCCCGACTTATCTGACCGTCGCAGAAGCTCAACAAGACGGATTCACCGTCCTTGTCATCAAGGCAGTAAAAATGCGGCAGCGGGTCAATCGCGAGGCTGTCTCACACGCGATGATCGACCTGAAGGAAAATGGGTGCGTGGTGCGTGATCCCGCCGAGAACACATGCGCTGTCTACCGCAAGCCGCCGCTGCCGACGTTCATGCAGCGGGCCTGATTTTATGAAAACCAAACCCCGCAGTTTCATCCATCGTATCGCCATGCTTTGCGGCCTTGGCGCCCTCATCGGCCAAGAGCGCATTGCCGAAGTGAGGAAAGACCCGATCCTGACCGACGCCACCCGGTTCTTTCCGCATCGCGACACCTCGCCACGTCCCACTCCCCGCCGCCGTTCGTTCTCGAAGTGGCAGCAAGGCGGGCATGACGTGGCCCGGATGGAAAAGCGGGCCGAGAACGACGAGCGCGCATGCCGCCTGAACTACCGCGGCTGGGCCGGATACGAAGACGCCGGGGCCGATCGTATCTAGCATGGACCTCTACCAAATTTTGGGCGTCGCTCGCGAGGCGACCATCGGCGAGATCAAGAGCGCCTTCCGCAAACTGGCAAAGAAGCATCACCCAGACAAGCAGGGTGACCGCGATAAGTTCGAGAAGACACGCCTAGCCTACAATGTCCTATCCCACCCGGAAAAGCGCCGTTACTACGACGAGACCGGCAAGTATCAGGATGAGGTGACAACGGTCGTTCAGGTCGTCAACAGTTTCTTCGAGCGCGCTATTGATCAGTGCGGAGTGAAGACCAATGTTCTCCAAGTGGTCATCAGCGAGATCGAGGCGAAGAATCAAACCCTGGCCGACGAGATCAACTTTTCCCGGCAGCTAATCAAGAAGCTGGTCACACAGCGTCCAAAGATCGTCGCCAAGAAAGGGAATAACTCCTTCCATGAGATGATCGACCTGAAGATCGCCAAGTTAGAGGCGTCGATTCAGGAGCGGGAAGACGCGATCGACTTCGGCAGGATGACGCTCGAATATCTCGCTGATTTCGAGCGGCTGGAAGAGCCGGTCAATAACTAGAAAACTGCCATGTTCCGGGCTCTTCCCCCTCGAACACTTCGGTTACCCAATACTCATCCGTCCCGTCAAGGACGCACCGGCCATTGATTCCCTCGTTTGGCAATCCAACGCGAGTGACGATCATCGCCACCTTTTCGCCCGGATCCACAGGTATCCCGATATACGCTCCATCCGCCCGACGACGCATGATCTTCTCGCAGTCACTTTCGGAAAGCAGGTAGTGAACTATCCTGCCAATCGTCGGGCGCGGGTTCAAAGCCTAAGACTTATCGATCGTCGCTTCGGCATCCCCAGACCTAATCGTCACCTTAGTTCCATCGGGAATGGAGTTGCGGAATTGGCGCGCGGCGGACAGCAGAGTCGATGAGGCCGTATCTTCGCCGAACATCTCGGGCATTAGGTATTGGCCGTAGGCATCGACCATCTTGCGGAAGTCGCGGCGCTCGATGCCGTGGTGACCATGGCGCGCGGCCACGACGCTGAACATGCCGACGTGGATGTCATGCTTGCGCATGCTCAGAAGTGGTCGGTTGAGATCGTCACGGAGATACGCCCCATCGCGCGAGCGAACCATGATGTGTTGCAACTCGTGGTCGAGAAGTGAGCGTTGCTCAACATCGCTCATTCTGGGCCACTCATCGCCATCGAGCAGGATCCTGACGTCACCAAGCCCTGCCGCGCGCTCCTTCTTGCCGATGATCTTGCACAAACCGAGAGCGCGAATCCCCTGGTGAGTGATCGCGTCGTTACGTGGCTGGCCGGTTTTGTCGTCGACGTCCGCAAATGCTAACATCAGGTCGATCTTCAGATTCGAGTCGAGGATGTGGCCATACATCTTATCGTGCGCGTCTCGATATTCCTCGAGCAATTCGGTGGCCAGTTCGTGGATCTCGGCAGGAGCTTTTTGGTAGGTGGGCATGGTGTTGGGGTAATTGCTGCGGTGATGATGCAGATTCCTAACATCCGTGCAAACAAAAAACAGCCGGCCCCCTTTCGAGGACCGGCTGTGCGAGCAACCATCAACAAACAAACAACGGATGAACTATGCCGGATTCGTATCGACTTGTCCAGAGGAACCTTTGGTATCGGGCTCAGCGGTGGTTAGACCGCCGCTCTCGACTGCGGTATTGCCCGTAGTCGAACCGCTCTGAGTGGCCGAGTTGTCCGGGGCCGTATCGGGACCATTGGTCGCAACAGGCACGCCATTTGCCAGCGTGAAATCGACGTAGTAGCGCTCGCCCTCTTTGATCGTGCCGATCAGTGCCGGGTTGACGCAGTATACCTCGAAGCTGCCCGACGGACTGAACCGCGCGAAATCGTTGTCCTCGTCGATGCCATCGGAGGGATAGCCTTCCTTCTGCACCTTATCGCCTCCGACCGCCATGCAGTTGATCTTCTCGCCAATGACTTGGTCGCCTTCCATGAAGCGCTCGACGTGGGTCACCAGCATCTTGCAGCGCATGCGCGGAGCGTCCGGTTGAACGGAATCCTTGAGATGGTCTGCAACGTGATTCATCAGCTGGTCGACGTGGCCGGAGACTTCGGCCTTGAGCTCTTCGAGCTTCAACGTGTTCTTCTCGTTCTGCTGGGCCGCACCGCCGGTACCTTCGTTGCGGATACGTTGACGGTTCTGTTGACCATTGATGTCGTCGGCGTGGGCGATGAAGCGATCGAGTGCGCCGCGGAGTTTCAGGAGTGGACCGGAGATAATTTGGGCGAGTTGGGACATATCGCGATGTTTGCCCTTGCCTTCGCCGCGTGCCAAGCAAATTCTCGCGCCCGTGTTGGGGAACACAGCGCGGGGGTTTCGATCATGGAGTGACCGAGGCCCCCGCAACCCTCCTTCCCTCCTGCACCTCCCTACCTCTATCTTGTATTGTATTGTATTCTACCCTAGTGCCTAGGGTAAGCTTACCCTAACCTTTAGGGTAACGGTTAGCGGCCAAAAAACGACCGAAACGGCTACTTGATAGACTAACCTCTCGCCGGCCTCCAAAGTGACCGGTCAGCCGGTCCCGTCCGCTTACGCTTGTGCCCAGCGTAGTAGGTCGCTCCCTCGATGCAGTGCAGCCCGATGAGCGTAGCCATCAACCTATCGTCATGCTTTGATCCCGGAGCACGGTCCTGCCCGTCGACATCTCGGATGCAGTCGGCAAACTCCTGGCAGGTCGCCTCGTCCCAGCATTGGAAACCGTCTTCCCTGGTGGCCGGGTTGGCGTTGTTGCGGACGAGCTTCTTGCCGGTGGCGAAGAGTTGCGGCCGGGTCTCCGGTGTCGTCATCCACCCCACGTAATCGGTCTGCTCCTGAGTGAACTTGTCCGTCTCGATCCTGCGGTAGAGGTTCAACCCCGCCCGCATGGCTTCCTGTCGGAATGCCGCCCCGGTGTTGTTGTCCTCGTGGACGACCAAGCAGCCTCCGTAAAAGTCGCTCATCAACCCCATCTTCTGGGTCAGAATGTCCGGGTCGTCTTGGTTCTTCGGCATGAGGGCTGCAACCACTTGGTGCGCCCGCTTCCTCCCATCGGCCTGGTCGACGTATGCCGCCCGCAGCGTCACCCCGGCATTGTAGTCCGCGTCTTTCAGGTTCTTCGTGTGCGACCGGCCACCCATGGTATCGAGGGATGAGATGTAGCGCATGCCCTCTTTCGGCGTGTCCCAGATCTGGATCCACGCATCGGCTGCGGTGGTCTCGCGGAAGATCACACCCTGTTCCACCCGATCCAGCACGCCTATCATGGGCGTCCGCTGCTTGGCCGTCTCGGTCATCCACGTGCAGCCGGCGCGGTTGAACGTGTGGCGCCCGCTCGAGGCAAATGCTTCCTTGGGACTACTCGGGTTTTCCTGCTCAAAGCCATCGGTGTCACCCTCGAACTCGGTCTTGATCACGGCCCGCCGCCAAGCCAGCTGCTCGATCAGCGTCGCCCGCTCTGCCTGGTGACCCAGCCGTTCACCCTGCGGGCCGATGGTCCGATACCGGCGGATAAGTTCGATCTCCTTCTTGTCCAAGGTCGCCCGGATGTATTCCTCTTCATCCGCTGTCACCCCACTCTCTGGCCGGTTCTCGTCGTCCTCGAACCACGCGGCGAAGCAGCGGACGAACTGGAATGCCCGCTCCGATGGGTTGCGCGCGATGTTCTGGGGTGTCTCGTCCTCCCATTTCCGCCAGTACTCTTCGCCCTCCAGGCATCCCAGTTCTGCCGCAGTCGGCCAGCGGCCGGACTGGAACCGATCGAAGAACGCACCTTGCGCGCCCTGGGCGGTCGATTCCTCGATGACCACGGTGAATCCACGGCGAGGGACTGCGCCCAACATCGACTTGAGGGTCTCCTTGGCGTCCTTGGCCCCGCCGTTCTGCCAGCGGCCAACCTCTGAGGCGTGGTAGCCCTGCAGACCTGCCGAGCGCGCGGCCTCCGGGTTCTCGGCCGTGTAGGTCTCCCACGTCGAACCGTTGGACCATTCGAGATACCCAGTCTCAAGGATCTTCGTCGCGCGGCCCCAGCCGGTGAACTTGTCGTGCTGGTCAAAGAACCGCATCATCCCGAACATGTTCATCGCGACCGTGTTGTCGGTCCCGACGCTGCCGAGTCGCGATTTGTAGTTGTGCGCGTGGCAGTAGAGGATCGCTTCGGCCCCGGTCGACCCGCCGCCACGACGAATCTTCGGCATGATCACCCGGCAAGGTATCTGGTGTGCTTGGCAATGCCGGTACCACGCAAAGAGGCGAATCTGGAGCGGGGAAAGGACGTAGCGGATTGGGTCCTTGGTCACCCGCTCCTCAATCCTCCCGTAGGTCCTGGCCCACATCTCCGGGTCGTCGGCAATCTCGTCCACCTCGATGGCGCTCCATCCGTCGTTGGCTGCTCGTTCCTCCTGCTTCTCCTTGGCCCCAGTCGAGGCCCAGAGGTTGACTGGCTTCTCCTGCACGATCTCCACCTCGATCACCTTGGGCTCTGGCTTGGCGCGCACGGCTATGACCTTCTCGGCCGTCAATGCCTCCCACTCGGCGGACACGAAGGTGCGGATACCCTTGCCCGGGGTGAACAGGCGCCCGGTCTGCCGAGAGAACTCGATCGAAGCCAGTAGGTAGCTCTTCCTGGTGATCAGCCCAACCCGAGCGGCCAGCAGGAGCGCGAGCGTCCGAGAACGCGAGTTGCCTTGGTCGCAGTGGATCACCACTTCAGACCCTTGGCGGTAAGCCTTCTCCATCCAGTCAAGAGCATGGGTGAAGAGCTCGAGCCGGAAGAGCGGCAGGTCCGGGTCGATCAGGTTCAGGTAAAGCTCGCCACCATCCTCGGCGTAGAGGTAGTCGGGATGATCCCTGGCCGGTTGGCCGCAGAGCTTAGAGTGGCAGGTCTTGCAGGCGTGAACAATGGCGATGCTATCGGCGTCGGGGAATTCGAGGCCAGCGCCAACGGGATGTAGGCAGAGCGCGCGGTCGCCCGTGTGGATACTTGGGAATTCGGTCATCGGTAGGGTAATATTAGGGTAATATTAGGGTAATAATACCCTAAGCTTAGGGTAAGCATTACCCTAAGGATCATGGCCTGCTCTCAACTGGCAACTTGGGTTTGCCGAGTCCGTACATGTAGTTCTCGCCGAAGCGGATATCGTTCGAATCGACCGCCTTACACTCCTTGGTGGCGAAGATGTCGACCAAGAACACGGTGTTCGTGTCCGGCCCGTAGTCGATGAGGATCCTCGCAAAGCCTTCACCCAGAGGCGTGTAGACGTGGATCGGCGGCGAAAGCTGTAGAACGGCGGTCATGGTCGCGGTCCCCATGCGAGAAATAGACCAACGAAGATCACATACAGGACGAGAATGGCTATTGCGGTCATATTGCAAGTAAGTTGCGTCTTGGTGTGGCAAAAGTCGGGTTTAGAGACACTCGCGCGCAAGTAGGTTGCATCACTGGTCCTCCGTCGGCGCTGCCGTTGTCAGCCGCTTCTCCCCTAGCTTCGCCTGTCCCGCCGCCATCTCGGCCCGCGCCCGATCAACCGCGGCTTTCCGCTCTGCCCTGGTTTCAAAGGTCAGCGTCCCATCCTGCCCTTGGATGATGCGCTTGGACCAGCTGCCGGTCTCCTGCTTCTCCAGCAGCCGAAGCAGCGCCGTGTCGCTATACGTGATTTCCTCGGCCACGACCTGCTCCCCGTTCTTCAGGGTCTTGGTGATGCGCTTGGTGACCACGCCATGGATTGCGCGCTGGATAGCGGCATCCTCGGCCACGCGCTTGGCCCTCTTGAAACTGTCGAGCTCCTGCCGTCGGAAGCTGTCGTCGGCCTCCCGTATCTTCCAGATCGTAAGCGGCGTCGTCCCGGCCTTTAGGCACGCATTCGCCACGTGACCCCCATTCTCTTCGAGTTCGGCCAAGTAGACGGTCAGCATCTCCTGTTGCTCGTAAACGCTCATTCCCCCGGATCCCCGCGGCGCAGTCGGCGCGAGAGCGGGCTTATCCAGCTTCGGGTCGGATGAGGCCAAGTCGGGCTTTCCGTTGACTGGGCTACGTAGTGATCCTGGTTTTTTGCTGGCGCGGGGAGGCACGATTACAGAGAGGACCAAAAAAAAGTGGGTCTATCGAGAAAAAATTGTTTGCATTAATTAACCCTGCGCGGTTAATTATACGCGTAAGGACAATTATCCACTATGAGCAGCCCCAACACCACTACTAACGCGAGCACGGCGACGACAGTGCAAAAGGCGGACGCTCTGATTGCAGAGGCGGACGCATTGGAAAAGAACGCAGCGCGGCGCGGGTCCAGCGGGACCGATGATCGCATTAAGGCAATGCGGCTCCGTGAAGAAGCTGAGAAATACAGGAGCGCGGCACACCCCGATATCGACGAGATCGAGAATATCACGCGCGCGGCGGTCGACCGATATCCAAATGCATGGTCGCTTCTCTGGACACACATCTGCGAGGATTTCCTGCCGGGCAATCCCTGCACTACTCTCGGTGATGTGCGCGGTGAGTGCGAGCGCTGGGTGCGGGCATTTGGCGCGACCAGCATCACGCTCACCGACGAACAGGCCGCTGCCATTGGAGAGGCCATCGCGCGCGATTTCAAACTGCGCCGGCCGAAAGATGGTATCCAGCGCAATGAACGCTGGGATACGATGAGCGGCGACTATACCAACATCGGCATCGCCCGCCGCGCTCTGCGGATGATCCTCGACGGCATCGCCGATCATCCCAAGCCAGCGAACGTATTCGGCAAGGCCGAGAATGCAAATGTGGTTGCTGCACGGGATTTGTTGAAAGGCTGAGCGGTTCACTCGCGCTCATCCTGACCGGGTGGGCGCGCGCGAGTCGGCAGTGACTCACTGAGTAATGAAGAAAAACCCCAACACCAACAAGAAGGCTGCTCGCCGTGCAGAGCCGAACACCACGCGTAAGGTGGTCAACTCATGGAAGGAAGGCGACATTTGCTACGTCCCGGTGCTGAAGGTGCTGCACGATGGCACGGTGTTTCAGTGCTACGTGCGTCGGGCCACAGTCCTGTGGTCTACAGAGCTCGGTAGCGGGCCGGTGATCGTCCTGCGCTCAAAGAAGCGGGCCGAGACCTATCCCGGCATCGCCCGCGCCATGGCCGAGCAGTGGGGCTAATTTCAAACAAAACCACCACATATGCCTGAATACACCGAAGTAACCTACGTAGTCGCAAGTAGAACCGATGTCCTTGCCAGAGATGTGAGCCAACTGATGCAGCAGGGATGGAAACTGCACGGTTCCATTATCGTCGACAACGTCCTTGGTGGCACGCGGGAATACATCCAAGCGTTAATCCGCTGATTCGCCCCTCGTCCGCCCCTGAATGCCACAGGGGCGGCAGAGAGTCGAAAGGCTCGATCCTATGCCAGATAGCAACCCTCAACACACACGCTCGTCCATCGAGCCCGCCGCGGCGGAAACCGCATTTTGGATTCCATTTGAGAATGGCCGCTCTGGTAAGATTTCCCGTGTCGCGCCGTCGGTGTTCGAGTGGTCGCATTCGAACGGCTCCAGCGGCAAGGCGAATAGCTTACGGGAGGCCGAATATGCCCTGCGCCACGTCGACGGCCACTCGATGCAGTATTGCTTCGAGGTCAGGGCCAAGGTCATCATTCACGTCCTTGGCGGGAATTGCGAGCAGGCACGCGCAAAGGTGCTTAGCGAGATGGATTGCGCCTCCCTGGCTGATCTCCAGTCCGCAGGCATTGTCATTACCGAGATCTCGGCCCACAGCCTTGCGGAGATCGACAAGGCCGAATTCACGGAGTTCCTGACCTCCCCGATTTCCATGGAGGCCGTCGCGAAGATCACCAACGACGCGCAGAAGCACGTTACGGAGTTCGGCGCTCTCCCAATGTCGCCCGAAGGCTTTGTCCGCCTCTGCGCGGCCGCCGGCTACACGCTGGCTCAAGGCCGGGTGTGCGCCAAGTCGGCGAAACAGACCGTGCCTGACACCTTCGACCTGATGAAAGCCGCGCTCGATCTGGTCGAGAAAGCGATGGACGCAAACAACCCGATGGGTGTCTGCCAGTTCTCGCGACTGGCCGTCGAGGCATCGGTTGAACTGTCGAAAGGAGGTATCTGATGCCTGCAAAACCCCAGTGGCGGGCGCATCTTCCCCGCCTCATCGAGGAAATAGCAAACAACCCGCAGTGCTCGGCCTTGGTCATCCCGCTGCGGATCACGCGCGAGATCATCGACCGGGTTGCGCAGCGGGCGATCGAGTTGAACGACCCACAGCTGAACGCGCTGATGTGCCGCCTCACTCTCTACGAGCAGTCCGACCCCTACAGCCCGCACTACAACAAGGAGGTTACGGACAAGACCATTTTGGAGGGGAACCGCATCTACGACGCCACGCACTGAGTTGTTACCATACCGCCCGGGCGCGTCCCGGGCGGCAGGAAGCAATCACGCTTCGCCAACCGATCCAATCTATGCCAAAACCCAAAAAAGAGAGTCAAACCATCACCCTGCGCGAAGCGGCGAAATACCTCGACGCGCAGGCTTACTACATCATCAAGCCGCGCGACACGGACGTCGTGATCAAATTCCCGGTGACCATCGTGGATGCCAAAATGGGCTTTGGCCGGGTCGACTTCGGCTACATCCCGACCGGAGGCACGGTAGAAAACTCGTATTGCGCATGGGCGTCCTTTGCCAACATCGAGCTTCCTGGGAGGACCGATGCCTAAACCCAAGTACCTCACCTTGGAAGCGGTGAAGGCGATTACAGACAAGCGGCTGAATGCCGAGCTCGACATGATTGCCGCCTATGTTTTCAGCGCGCCACGTTATCGCAACGATCCACTCTGGACGCACTCGGAAGCAATTTGCGCTCTGCTCGAGCGGCGAATGAACGACAAGGACTACAAGGTGTTCGCGATGGCGCTTGCCATGCTATTCCCTAGTCGTCCCCATTCTGCCCCAGCCATCCACCGCGCCCGCGCGCTCTACTTCACCCTCCAATAACATGAACAAAGACGATAGACACTGGCTCACCACCCTATTCTTGGCCCTCCTGCTCCTTCTGGGAGTGGAGATGCTCAAGCGCGAGGTCCGCAAGCAAGGCGGCTGGTCATCGATCAGCACCTACTGGCGCTAAACCTCATCGGCGCGGCAGGCTGGCCCACGGGTCGGCTTGCCGCGCCTTGTTATTTGGTCCCGCCACGCTCTCCCGGCCTGAAAAGCCGCTCCACGGTTGCGCGTTCCGGTTGATCGACGGTGTAGTACCTTCTGGAACCAAAAGCGGCATTGCCAGTTTCCTCCCCGGCGGCGCTTGAAGATGCGGAGCCTGCTGGGTCGCTCCATTCCTGGTAGTTCGGCCTGATCATCCTTACTGCGGCTTCGATGTGATGACATGGGGTGTGGTGGTAGTCGGGGCTGAGTGTGAACCTTTCGCAGCTGCAAAAGTACCGGTGGCGCGGGTCGTCGTAGTCCGGCTCTAAGTCTACGAGGTGCTCCAGCCCCGCCCTGGATCGGCTCGAGACGAGGAAGTGCAGGCGCCCGATGACGGTTACTTTCATGGCTCTGTCCCGAACAGGATCAGGACGAAGGCGAAAACGATCAGCGCGCAAGGGACGAGCCAGCACCCATTGAGCGCCAAGTAGACCGCGGACACGGTCGACAGATAGGCGAGTCCGTGAAGAGATCGGCTTTTCATGCGGGCTTCCTTACCACGATCACCTCTTCGAAGTCGATGCGGCGCTCATCGTCCGCACTCATCCCCTTCTCGGCCAGCCGGCGGAAGAAGCTCTTCCGCTCCTTCTTCTTCGTGACCTGTCCGTCGAACAGGTCGACGTGGGAGGTCTCAGTTACAAGCATCGCGTGGATTCTCTCGACCGACTCGAACCCCAGATAGCACAGCAGGCGCAAGGTTTCGTCACACAGCCGCACCCGCTTTTTGTCCCGCACGTAGTCTTTCACCACGATGCACGCCACCCCGCCGGGTTTGAGTGCCCGGTAGACGGACGCGTAGACCATCTTCATGGACTGCCAGTAGGTCTCGCGCTCTTCCCGTCCGATCTGGCCTTCGGTGGTCCCGTAGGTCTTCTTTGCGTCGCGCTCGATCTGCCTGGCGCGCGCTTCGTCGGAGCAGCCTTTCCCGCGCTTCGCCTTCATCGGGTCAGCCAGCTTGCCTTGGGCGAGGTGGCCTTCGACGTTCTTCTCCCATGGGGGAGAGGTCAGTACCGCGTCGACTTCGCCCTCTGCCGTCCCGGCGATCTGACCTGGTTCTTTCCCGTAGCGGCTGTCGGCGGACTGGCTTGCTCCCTTGGCTCGGCCCGTTTGCTGGCCGTTTTCTTTCGGCGGGAGATGGTTCAGCCCGCCAGCGCCGGCCGCGATCGTCGCGTAGGGCGGGCTGGTGATCGCCGCGTCGAGAACACCTTCCCTGCAAAGCTGGATGTTTCCTTGGGTCGTGAATCCGTGGTTGCGCTTCGCCGCGCCTTGGATGTTCCCATTCAGCCTGCTCTGAGCGGCGCAAGGCTGGTCGGATGTGAATGGCGGGCTGGTAAGAACTGCCCCGGCGTCCCGCACGATCTCGTCGAACCGGCGGCTGTCGCCCTGGTGAAAGATCGGTTGCGGGTAGCCCAGTGTCTCCCACCGCCAACGGTGACACTGGAGGTTAGCGAGTGCGATCTTCACAAACTCCGGTTCGAGCTCGTTCGAGATGACCTTGAGTCCCATGTATGCGCCCTCCAAGGCGGTCGACCCAATCCCGCCGAACGGCTCGCCGATCACATCACCCTTCTTCCACCACCCTTGCGCGAAGCCATGCTGCAGGATCCTCCGCAGGAGCCCGCGCGCCATCTTGGCCGGGTGGGCAAACGATTCGTCGGTGACGTAGCCTTTCCAGCTGTCCTCGTAGCAGTGATGCCACACTCTTACCGGGCATTGGGGAACCGGCGTGCTCATTGCTTTGGATCGTACTCCGGTAGTGGAATCTTTGAGATGGCGAGCTGCTTGCAAATTTGGTCGTAGCGCTCCTTCTTCGGAAGTTCCTTGTTTGGCCTTCCAGTGATGAGGACTTGGATCTCCTTCGTTTTCTCATTGAAGAGATAAATCATGACAGAACGGTAGGCCCTTCGGATCGTATAGCAGGCTCTCGGGCTAGCTTTTGTTTTCATTTAGTCCTCCTTGTTTCGGGTCTTCTCGTTGCAGAACATCAGTTCAAACTGGCGGAAGGCGATCGCCGTGGCCTCCTGCTCGGTGATCGTCGCCCAGTCCGTCACGTCCTGGCCGGTCTTCGATTGGATCGCGCCTTGTTTGGCTCCTGCTACCATGCAGTCAGTCGCGAGCATGACCAAGATTTGCTCCTGCTGATCGGTCAACGGCAGGTTTCCCGTCTCGATCTGTCGGCGCTGGAAATGGTCGATGGCGCTCGAGGCGTAGCCGAACGCCATGAGGACCAAGTTTTCCTTGGTCGGTCCGCCCTCTTCCCGGAGGACGTGGGTGAAGTGGTCGACCTGCTCGCCCCTGGCCGGAGGGAGTGCTTGCGGATCGAGGAAGTGCTTTGCTGGGTTAGTAGGGGTTTCGTTCATTTTCTTGTGGATGGTTTTTGCGGTACTTATCGATGGCCTCGGACAGGCGCGGGTGACACTCGGTGTAGCTATCACCCCTGACTCGCGGGTGCAGCACGATTTTGAAGAAGTGCGGATTACACGGACTTATCTCCACCCGCACGCACTGGTCATGCGCGGCGAAGACGAGTCGGGTCAGGATATCGTTGTCGGTCGTGGAGATAGATCCGTGCACGCGGACGACCGCGACGTAGTCGCCATTGAACTCGATCCCCTTGTTGGAGGATGGGACGTGATGCAGTCCGCGGTATGCCGCTGCCAGCACGCCCTCGACGCGCTCTTTGAATTTCGGTGTTGGAGGTTTCAGTTTCATAAAGCTTTGTGCCACTGGCCTTCTGCCCATTGCCAGAGTTCGAAGTTGAAGCACGGCCAGTCCGAGCGCGCGGCCTTGTAGCGGGTCGTGTCCTTCGTCCTGGCGTAGCCTCCCTTGGTCTCGATCATGGTCAGCTTGCCAGAGAGTTCCTCGACGACGAAATCAGGGGAGTAGGTGCAATACTTGGTCGTGCCGTCCGCTGCATCGTGCAAGGCATAGCGCAGCTTCATCGCGTGCGGCTTCCATCCGCTGATCTCCCCGCGGCGCAGTCGAGCCTCGAGCCAGTCGCGCATCCTGATCTCCACGCCGTTCAGACGTATCGAGTGCTCCCGCGGGGCGCGTGCGGCCTTTTTCGAGTCGGATACAGGAGCACTCGGCGCGTCTCCGAACACTCCCGGGTTGAGTGCCATAACATTCCTAGAGAAAGGTAACCGCGCCTTGAGTTTCTGTCCGTCGGGGTTCATATCGAAAATTCGGGCTCTGGATCCACATCGAGGATTGGCACGATCTCGCCATCCGTTCGCTTCGCCTCGTGGTTCCAGTACCGGTAGTAGTAAGCCTCGAGAAGCTTCGCCCTGTTCCCGGCCCACTTCTTTGCGTGGCGCTTCGGGGCAGGCTTCGCAACGTAAGTGTGGTATTTGCTGCAGGCGATCATCAATCCCGCCCACGGCGGCACGTCGACCGATTCCATTTTCTCTGGAACGACGAACCAAAACCTGTTTGGGCCCTTGTCTCCATCGCACAAAAGAGCGTGCTTGTTGCTACCTGGGGTTTCATCCCAGCCACGAGTTTCCTTGTTCCAAATAATCCGGCCTCGCTTGCTCTTATCAGCGTCGGCCTTGAAGTCCGAGAGACTCGTCTTTATTTCGAACTCATCGACGTACCCGCTCTTCGTCAGGCGCCAGACGTCGCACTCAAACCAATCGCGTGGAGTGTATCGTGGTATTATCAAGTCCGAGCTGGATCTGAGCGACCAGTAGAGGGAATTAGTTATCTCCTTAGCTGTAATCATGGTGTCAGAACTTCCGGCCTTGTCGCTTTTGGGCACTCATGGGTTTCAGAAAATTCCTTGGCTTTCGCGATCCAGTTTAGAGCAGTGATGGGGAAGTCGATGACGAGGCGCTCGTGGCATTTCTGGCACTCATACCAGATATCCCCTGTTTTCTCGTCACAGTGGAAGGCGGGTTTCATACTGGGAGAGATAGATGATCGGAGGCTCGCCCTTGTGGTGTTCGAAACGCTCTTCCAACTGCATCTTCGCACGCACCAAGCGCTGAATGGTGTCATTCCCCCTGGCTGCCGGGTGCGGCGCAAGGATCCAACTGTTCGAGATCTTGCAAAGGGCATCGCCCGCGATCTTCCCGAAAGCGATGATCGCCCTCGGCTTGATCTCGACGATCACCTGCCGCATGTGGTTCAGGTCGGCAGGGAAGATCGTCTTCGGGTTGTCGGCAATCTCCCGCGTGCTCTCGTCCCAGACGATGCGGTCGCACCACTCGCCGAAAGTCTGCTTGAGGCGTTGGCCGGTAAGGCAACCGGCGAACAGGAGTCGCTCGATAATGTCTCGGCGATACTGCTCGCGATCGCTGTCGCCGCAGGTGGAGATCATCGCCCGTATGCGCTCGGGGCGGCGGACCCACATGTTTTGCATGAAGGCTAGGATAGGTTTCTGAGTGTTCATGGGGTTATATTTTCGGCACGATCGTGCGCGCCTTTCCTGGTTGAGTGGTTATCGCGCCTTTCTTTTCGAGCGCGCGGATGTGGTTTTGTGCTGCCGTTTGGAGGAAACCGAAGTGCTCGGCAATTTCGCGCGTAGTAGGGCTGAATTGGTTCGCCGCGCGAAAGTAGAGGATGAATGCGAGCACCTCGGCTTGACGGTCGGTCAGAGGGTAGGATGTCTCTGGCATAGGTTACAGCGCTTCCCGCGGACACGCGCGGAGGTTGAACAGGGTGATCCCGCCATCGAGCTCGATCCCTTTTTTCAGTTTGCCGAATAGACGCGGCAGCAGCCGGCGCATCTCTGCTGCCCGATTTTCCGGCATGACAAATGTTAGGGTGCACCCGCGCTCATCCTGGGACCAGTGCAGGGCCTCGACGCTCTCTTTCAAGAGGCTGGTGAATTGCGCGTTGTCGGCCAGTGCCGATAGCGCCATGAGCGTCCAGCGGGTTGGGTTGTCGTCGACGACCGCGGCATCGAAGATCATCTTCACAGGGTTTTCGCCTCCTGATAGAACTTGACCGCTCGAGGGTCGGCATTGATACAGCCTTTCCGCGTGCTCTGGATGAACAGCCCGTCAAGAGTGCGCGCCCTGGACAGTGCTACGTATGCCTGGCCGGCCTCGAAGACGTTGGCGAGATGCACCCGGCATTTGTCGAGGGTCATCCCCTGCGACTTGTGGCCCGTGATGGCCCACGCGAGCCGAAGCGGGATTTGCCACCGCTCCGCAACAACGTCGTCGCCCACCTTCATCTCCCACTTGGCCAGCTCGAGCACGCGCTGTTGCCCGTTTCGAAACTCGACGGTAGGGCCGCACTTCCATCCCTTCACCTTATCCGGCAGCGCCACCACCCTGCCAATTGTGCCATTGGCCAGCCCGCACTCGATGTTCAGGTTCGTCAAGAGCATGACTTGGGCGCCTACCTTCAAGCGCAGGTTTTTCGGAGCGAGACAGCTTTTATCCATCGCCTTCACGTCCCACTCTTCGCCCCAGTCCCGCGCCTCGTAGCACACCTCTGGCGCGTCGATCTCCCGCAACCTCTCCAAGTTGAAGCTATCGACGTCCGCGTTCGTCATGTAGATGTCGATCGGCTGGAATGTCGGATCTTCGTCCTTTGCCTGGTAGCGAGTGGCGAACAATTCAGCTGCCTCGTCCGTCACGTTGCCAACCCGGAATTCGTTCAGGGCCCGGGAAAACGCGGCATCCGACTGGCGAAAGACTTTGGTCAGGATACCCGTATTGAAATTTGCCCCCTTCCACACCTCGCTCTCGAAAGCGAAGCGGGCTTTCTCGTCCCCCTTGCTGACCGGTGGCAACTGTAGGAAGTCACCATAGGCAATGATCTGCACCCCGCCGAACGGACGGCCGCGTTCCTCGCGGACATGGCGCATCACGTAATCGAGCTTTTCCAGAAGCTCCGCGCTGACCATGGAAATCTCATCGATGGCGAGCCGCTTTACCTCCCGGATACGCTGGACGGCCTTGCGACGCTCGCGCACTCGCTCGAGCAACTGCTCGCAGGATCCTTCGGCCAGTCCCAACCCGGCCCAGCTGTGCAGGGTAGCTCCTCGGACGTTGATGGCCGCGATGCCCGTCGATGCGGTGACGACGAAGCGCCCGCCGAATCCGTCGGTGTCCAGCCGACGGCGAAGCTCACGGAGCAGGACCGATTTGCCGGTACCCGCCGAGCCGGTGATGAGGATGTTATGGCCGACCTGGGCGGCGGTGCAGATGCGTTCCTGCTCGGGCGATAGCTGAATGACAGGCTGCTCGTCTGCCAGTTTGGCTTTGTCGTAGGTCTGCTGGCGTTCGGAGAGTGCCTTGAAGTCGAGTCCTCCGCTTGCTTCGGCGAGCGCCTTTTGCGGGTCGGTATCATCGATGAAGAGATCATCGGTATCTACCGGCTTAGTTGCATCAGCCGGTGGTTCATTGGTGTTCATTCTTTTCCTTTCGTTGGTTATTTACTGTCTGAGATTATAATCGATAGCGTCTACGTCGATGACGACCGAGCCGCCGCGCAGGAGTCGGGAGGCAATTCGGGCGTCCATTTGTTCAGCGATCTGCTGGACGGTCAAGTTGGCCGTGATGATGGTCCAAAGCCCTTCCCTGGCGTTCAGCACCTCGAAAAGCTTTGAAGTGGAAAGCTCGCGGTTCTTTTGATACTCGGTCCCGATGTCGTCGATGATGACCAGCCACGCCTCGCGCATGTCCGTAAGGAACCGGTAGTTCCCTTCGAGCATCATCCGCACGGCCTCGACCCATGGCATGTAGATGCAGCGGCGGATCCTGCGCTCCTTGGCCGGGTCGAACCGCTCATCGGTGAAGCAGTCGAGATGCTGACTGAAGTAGCGACGGCAGAGCTTGGCCAGCATGGTCTTGCCCGTAGCCGGCGGTCCGAGCAGCGTAAGCCAGTGGGCCGGTGTGGTGGAACTGCCCATCGCTACCATAAAATCGTAGGCGGCGGTGGCCATGTAGGCCACGTTGCAGAGTCCTTTGTCATCGATGCGCGGCTTTTCGCCGAAGACGTTGAACCCGATGAGCATGTCGGCCGCTTTGCGCTCCTTATCCCGTAGGCCCACCCGCAGCTTTTTGGGGTCGGACGCTGTAGTCTGGCCGGTTATGCCCTGCATTGCGGTTTGCACCGCTGCCGCTATTGGAGTGACGTTTTTGTTGTTCATCGGCTTTCTGTTTTTGCTTCTGGCTGGGGAGATACTTACCTGCTCTCCACCCTCGGAAGGTGGCTTTCCAATCGATGATGGGACGGCCCTGGACGCACCACCCTTGTCCTTCGCATTTCTCAAAGAACCATTCGGCATCCGATTTCTCGATGCCGGCCACCTCTGCGAATACCATCACCTCTTCCTTTGTCGCCCTGCCCTTTTTCGGCACGGTCCTCTTTACCGGTTGCGCCCGGGTTGGTGCCGGCGCCGCTTCCTCGAGCGGCTCCGGTTCTTGTTCTGGATCTGGATCGGTGCGCAGACCCTCTTTCAGGCAGGCGTGTTCGAGCGGGTATCCGTTCCGGAGGTGCTTCTGTACGATCAGCTGGATAATCGACCGATGCGGAGGGCAGGCGTGGGTCAAGCTTCCGTACTGGAAGGCGACAAACCTGGCGATAAGCCAGTCGCCATTGTCGAGGATCACCAAGCGATCGCCCAAAGACTTCTTTACCCCGTCCCAGTCGATTTTGTAGCCGACCATGAAGTTAGCGAGCTCGAAATCGGGCGTCCAGACCCCTGCGCGGTCGCAGTTGTCGACGATGAAAGTGTAGGCCAGCTTGGTCCCGTATGGAATCTGACGAAACCACGGATCGCGCCATTTGTCGGTCTCGGTAAAACGTCTCATGCCCGCTTCCCCCTTCTGTGGTGGGCGATGATCTGCTCACGGACCGATGGTCCCAGCATTCCTTTGGCGCGAAGTACCTTTGTCAGATGCTCGTTCATTCCGCGGATAGAGCCGAGATCGTCGACCTGATTCTTTCTTCCACATCTTTGTGGGTATTTGGGACTGACCTTGCTCATGCGTTGGGGGAGTTTTCTGCTGCCTCGATTACCTCTTCAGCTGTTGGCCGGCGTCCGCCCCAAAGGCAGAAACACGCGGCGTATCCTGCCCAGTCGTCCTTCAGCTCGTTCCCACACTCCGGGCACAACAGCCTCTCATCCGCCCCCGGTTGCAACGCCTGCCGGAAAAGGACAGCAGACTCCCCATTTAAGGGGGCCGGGGACGGATGGGAAGCGGTTGGGGGACTCATGTCGACGGTTGCAGACGTCGACGGATGTTTTGACGATTTCATGCTAGGGGTCAATCCTTATGTTTTTGGGCAAAATTTTTTAGTCGGGATACTTTTCCCGGGCGGCTGCCAGAATTTTGTACGCTTCATCCCTGCTCTCTTTCGACGCGGCGAGCCTTTTCTCGTCCTCTTCGACCCGCCGCTGCCATAACTCTACGCTCGCCTCCGCGTTTCTCTTCATCCACTCGATCACCTCGGCCCGGTCGCTCGAGTAGGTATTATTGTACTGAATATTTCCCTCGTGGGTGACATTCGGGAAGCCCAGTTCTTCGCAATGCTCGGTGATGATCTCCGCGTCTTTGTAGGTGTAAACTGGTATCGCCTTGTCGAAACTGTCCTTTGCTTTGACGAGCCTTTTCAAGGTAGCCGGCGCGGCGTGCATCTCGGTAATGTAGCGGTCCAAGTCTTCTGTCTTAAATCCCCGATCTCCCTTAACGATCTCCCCTTCCTGGTTGATGACGATCAGGTCTGTCACGTAGGCCGAGCCGATCATGATGCAGTTATCCCTTACGTGGACGATGTGGCCGATTTTGTAGGCCTCTTTGACGTTCTTCCAGCCCATGTTACTCGGCTCCTTTCTTGGCCGCGTCTTTCTTGATGACATCAGCCGCGTGACGAATGTCGCGGAATGGGCCGTCTATGATCCACCTGTTTCCCTCAAGAATCCCCTCGGTTCCGTATCCCTCCATTAGTGCGTCTATTACGTCCAACCGCGCCCGGTCCTCCCGTAGTTCGGCGAGTTCCTTCAGCGCCTCGGCGGGTGTGGTGGCGAGGGCTTGTTTAATCTTTTCGACAGTACCTAAGTCCCCTCCGAGCTGCTCGCTCTTGGTAATGCGATATTCGATTCGAATTTTTGCCCATTCCAGCGCCTCCCGCATCACCTCCAGCGCGGCTTGGGCGGTGTCGCGTTCAGCCCTGGCTTCGTCACGCTGCTCTTCAATCCGGTCGGGGTTGATTTGCAACAGGTCTCGCTCCAACTCCTTCACCCGTGCGAGAGCGGCGTCGCGTTGTTTCTCAAGCTTTACGTAATCCGTCTCTAAAACCGCGCGTGCTCCGAAGCGCAGTTGATAGATGGTAGGACGTTCCGGTGTTGCCCCGGAATAACCTGGTGTTGTGGGAATCATTTCTCTCCTTTCAGCAACCGCACCTCGCACTGCAGGAGGTAGAAGCCGCTATCGTATTCCTGCTGCGCTCGTTTGATTTCTTCCTCCGTGGTCTCTACGGTGATGCGCGGCTGTCCGCGGCGGGTGCCGATGGCAACGCATTTGCCAACGACGCCTTTCACCAAGCTTACGGGCTCCACTCGCTCATCACCTTTCTGTAAAAGCTGTTGCTGAATCTTCTGTGCCATTTTGTAGGCATGTGCTGGGCCGAATCCTGGCTTCCTTTGTGAATCGATAACGGCTTGGACAAGCCCACCAAGCAGCATGCGTAGCCCCTCAATCGTCGCAGCCTGCTGCTTTACCAGCGCTTCGGAGGCGGTGAGTTGGGTGCGGAGTTCTCGCTTTTCCTTGGATGTTTTTTCCGACTCATGCCGCGCCTCTGCCGTCATACCGATGCAAACATTTCTCGCGTCATCCCTCTGCTCAGTCACAGCGTGAAGTTGCTGGCGAAGGCTTTCCACTTCCTTGAACCAGCGGGATTCAGAGTCCCTGCGATTCTGTCGAGCCTTGTCTAATTCTGCGCAAACCTCCGCATGCCTGGCCGTCAGCGCGTCCGCGTCTCGCTGGAGCTGGTCGTGGGCGGTTTGGAGTTTGGTGAGTTTCGATGCTAAGGTGTCCGCTTGTTTTGCCCACGCTTCCTTACTTGCGGTAATATCTTCAATCTTAGCGGTCGCGGCGGCGAGTTCGGCTCTTAGTTTCCTTCGCTCGTCATGGAGCGCTTCTGCTTCAAGTTCGTCATCGCTCATTTGTTGAAAAGGTTGAGTTGGTCTGGGTTATATTCTTCGATAGTGTAACCGAGTTCACGGTAGACCGCTTGGCGCTTCCTTGACTGGGAGGCGAGTAGAGGGTGCTGGTAGTCGTGAAAGTCGTATATCGTCCCGTGCGTCTTGAATTCGCCGAACGCCCGGGTGGCTCGGCCGGCGCGCTGCTCGGTCCGTCCAGCGGACTTCCCGCCGCACGCCATGACCAAGACGTTAGCCCTAGGCACGTCTAACCCCTCGTCGGCCAGTGAGGTGGCGATCAGGCAGCGGACCGAACCGGCGCGAAAGCCTTCGATGGCCGCGCGGCGTTTCTTCGCCCCCATCTTGGAGTGGCAAACGATCGATCCTGGTAGATGGTCGGACAGCCCTTCCCCGTGTGCCACCGAGTGGATGAGGATAAGGGTCGAGTCCTTTGCGTGAGCCTTGGCGATATCGACCACCGTGTGGTTGCGCTCCCGGTTCTTTGCGATTCCAAGCGAAAGGCAGACCTTGAATGCCACGCGCGGCCACATGTCTTTTTTGCAGGCTGAATGAATCGCTAGATTTGCTTCCTTGGTCAGATTCGCCTTGTCGACTATCTGCCAAGTCAAGTCGATGTTCTCACCCCGCTTCAGCCCATGCTCGGCACAGAAAGATTGCTCGATCTTACCCCAGTAATCCCAGCGCTGCATGAAGAGCACCCGTGGAATCAGCCTCTTCAATTCACTCTCGATCACGTCGTCGATGCCGGCCTGCATGTTACTGTCCGTTCCCTCGAGAATCGTGTCGGACGCGTCGACCATTCTCACGATTCCGTGCACGACCCGATTTTTCACCTCCGCGCGCTCGATCTTCACGATCTGGTTGTCGCACATCTCCCGGAGCCGCTTGTTGCGGTCCTCGTTCGTGTCGAACGGCGTGGCCGAGAACATCCAGAGAGCCCCCTTGTGCTGGTCGATTATCGCGGACCACGTCGGGGCCGGGGCGTGGTGGCATTCGTCAACGATCATCACGTCGCACTCGAAGTCTTTGGTGAAACCAGCTGGGCAGCCCACGAAGCATTCGCACCACTCTTGGATAGCCGGGAAGCTGGCCAGCGCCGCGCGGCCTTGGTCGCACTGCTCGTTCGTGTTGGCGATCCACACCACGCAAACCTTGCGCGTCCGCGGGCGGGCACGTATCACCCTATCCAGCGCGGCCGCGGCGATGATCGTCTTGCCGGATCCAGCCGGGGAGTGAACGAGCGCCTTGGTTCTGCAGGCGAGGAAGTCGACCGCGCGCTCTTGGTATGGTTCGAGAGTGATCACTTGACGTGCTTCCAGCGTTTTCTGGCAATAATTTGCGATATTGTCTTTGGCACAACTCCATACCTACGTGAAAGTGCTGCCGCTGAAGTGAATGGCGCAAGGGCGCGAATCTCCCTGATTTTTGTCTCATCCAACTTACAGTTATATCGTGCTGTTCCTTTCTCTGGATTTTTTCTTCCCCGCTCTATCATATCGCAAACATTTTGCTTTTGAGTTCCAACTAATAGGTGGGACGGCTTAACACACGAAGGATTGTCACAAGTGTGCCGTATGCAAAAACCGTCAGGGATTGGACCGTTCAATAATTCCCAAGCTACTCTATTTGCGCGTAACATCCTTCCTCCTGAATTAACCTTACCGTATCCGCTTTTGAATTTACACCCTATCCAAATAAGGCAATCCCCATCTATTTTTGTTCTAGACCAGAATTTCTGCGCAAACATAGCGGGAGAATTATCCTTCAATGATCCCGTATGAGGATTTTTCGGCCCCGTGCTTTTCAGTCCATTTATTCTGGCTGCCTCGGATCTGGTCATATTGGGGATACACTATATACCGAATGATTAGATCAACCAACCCATTTTTCGTGCAATATTCGGATGCGAATGGATAAATTCATGGCCCCAGCGGGAGACGGCAAGCCAGTAGCGTTGATCGCGGAGCAACTTGCCCACGCGGCCTTTTTTGTGGTGCACGTCCTCGACCTGGTAGTCGGACGGCCGCGGCTCTTTGTTCTCCATGAGCGCGAGAGCCACGGGGCACAAAATACCTGCTTCACGGTGCCAGCGGATAAACTCCTTGGCCTCCTTGCGGTATTTGGCCATCTCTCTCGCCCTGGCCGGCGAGTACTGGCGCATCCGCTTCTTGCCGCGGGAAAGTGGGGCGCTGCGTTTCACTCGCCCTCCGTCGTGTCGGCCATCCGTATAAGCTGGGCGGACATCTCGTTCATGGTCTTGTTTTGTTCCCCGACGTGCTCAGAGAGCATCTCGATTTCTTGGTCCTGCTCGGCCACCTTCAAGGCGAGGATGTCGCGCTCACGTATGACCGTTTCAAGCGCCTCTTTCGTGCTCTTCAGTTCGTCTTCGGTCAGCCGAAGCTTCGCCGCGCTCGCGCCGAGATGCGGTCGGACAATCTGGATGATATCTTCGATCTCGCTCTCGAGCAGCGGGAGGTTATGGGAATCGCTGAAGTGGGCGAAGAGAGTTTCGCGGAGTTGTTGGTCGCTCATGCTTTGAAGTTTAGGTTGATTTCAGAAAGGAACCGGCTGGGGGTTTGCTCGCGCATCTTCCCCCAAATAAATCGGTGCTCGCAGTAGGTCAGAACCAGACGATGACGCGCGCGGGTAATGGCGATGAACATCAGCCGGCGCTCTTCCTCGAGGATCTGGATGAACTTGGACAGCTGCGTGCCACCCGGTAGAATACCTTCCTCGCACCCGGCCACGAAGACGATGTCCCACTCGCGCCCCTTGGCCCCGTGGATAGTCGAGCAGGTCACTCCCTCGGTCTTGCCTTCCCTGCTCCAGTCATCCGGGCGCCACAGGTCGGCCAGCAGGTCCGAGAGTGTCGGGTGGGCCGCGGGCAAGGCGTTGATGCGCTCCATGACCAACGCCACAGAAGGGCCGTCTACGCCGGCCTCTACAAGCTGGTTCGGAAGCGCCTCCAAGTCGGTTTTCCACTGCGGTAGTTCGGCAAGCTGGGCGATGGTTTTCCCGGTCTTCATCGACTCCATCTTCCATCGGTTCACTTGGGTGAGCGAAATTTGAATCCCGAGAAGGTAGCGCTCAGCCAGAAGGTTGTTTGCGCGGTCGACCATCAGCTGGATGGCCGTAAGGCAGAAATCCCAGTCTTTCGGCAGGTCGACGGCCTGTCGAGCGGCCACTGGGATACACATCTCAACGAGCGTGTGCCGGATGTCATCCACTTGGGCATTGTACCGGGCCAGCACGGCAATTTCCTTAGGAGAAACCCCGTCCCTGATTTCCATGTAGACCTGTTTGGCGATCTGCATCGCCTCTTCCCTGCTTGACGAAAATTCGATGACTTCCACCTCGCCCAGTTCGTTCGAATTCGGGTTGATGACCTTCCCGGGACGATTGGTGTTGTGGGCGATCAGGGTATTTGCTGCCTGGCAGATAAGAACGTCGGAGCGGTAATTTCGCTCGAGGAAGAATTTCCCAACCTCGTCCCTTTGCATCCGGTGCAGGAGCAACTCAGGACGGGCGCCGCGGAATCCGTAGCAAGACTGGTCCGTGTCTCCTACGAATGTCTTTTGCCCTGCCAACCCGTCGTAGATGACCCAGTCGAGTAATTCCGAGTCCTGGGCCTCATCGACGACAACAGCTTCGAGCTTTGGGCGCGCGGCCGGGATTTGAAGCAGGAGCGCGGCCTCACTGAGGATACCGTCGTAGTCGATCATGTTCTGCCGCTTCAGCGTCCGGTGGTATTCCTCCTTGATTTGGATGGCCTCACGGTTGCGCGCTTCCTCGATCGCTTTCTCAGTGACCTTCTTTTCCCAGCCAAGCCGCCGGCGGCACTCCAAGAGGACCTCGCGGGCGAGCGCGGGCTGGGCGATGGTCGGCCCACCTTTCCGGTAACCGATGAGGTGCCCGTGGGCGCGCATGGTGCGCATGCAATAGGCGTGCAGGGTCCCGACGAAGGCGATCTCGATGATGAGCTTATTCAACCTGCTGCGGAGTTCGTTGGCCGCGGCGTTGCTGAACGATAGGGCGATGATGCGACTCGGATCCAAACCGGTCTGGACAAGATGGGCGATGCGCTCTGCCACGGTAGTGGTTTTCCCGCTTCCTGGACCGGCCAGAATGACCGTTTCGCGCGAGGTCGAGATTACGGCCTCTTTTTGTTGGTCGTCGAGGTTCATGATTCGAGGTGTTGAGAGATGCGCAGGTCCAAGCGTCGTTCTTTGATCTCTTCCATGGTTTCGCCCCGCTCTTCCTCTTCATCCCGGAGATCGCGCTCGCGCTGCCAGTCCCTTGCGTCGTAGGTGGGTTGGTCGGGCATGGCTCAGAGTTTGATGTGTAGCCACTCGACCAAGTTGAGACTTTCCGATGGCTCTGGGTCGAGGATGATGGCTTGGTCGATGCGGCCCTGTCTGCGAGCGCAGTAAAGCCGGTCAAGCACCTTCTGCTTTACGTCGGTGTGCATCGTGCCGAATTCGTCCAGCAGGACAATGCGAGGGCTGGATTTCTCGGAGAGCGCGCAGGCGATCGCCGTGTGTGTGATGTCGCGCTCGGCCCCGCTGAACGTCCGGTGATAGATGAACCGCCCTTTGTCGAAGCGCCCGACCTCCTTGTCGTGGTAGGCCAACGGGGTAAGGAGAATGCCGTCCGTGTAGTAGTTGGCCGAATCGAGTAGGGTGACGAAAACGCTGGCGATCGCGCGTTCTTGGCATTCGACGAGGTATTTGCCGGCCACGGTGATCGCGTCGACGTAGGCGCATGCTTCCGCGTGCCGTTCTTCGGCCTCGACCGCGCGGCGAAGATCCTGCTGAAGGTTCAGGGCCTTCTCCAGTTCGGCTTGGGCGGTAGAGAGAATCGCCTTGGCGTCGGCCACGCTTTGGGCAGCGGCCTGCAATGCCGATTCGTCCGCCTGTTCGATCTGAAGTTGAGCGAGAGCCTCCTGGGCGGCGCGGACGCCCGCGGCGTGCTCGCGTTCGGCCGATTCGTTGCGCTCCTTGGTCCGTTGCACCTCCTGCTCGTATCGCTCGATAATACGCTTGTGGGCATCGATGCGCTTGCGCAGCGAGCCGAGCTCGAGCTCGAGCTCGGCGCGCGCGGCTTGGAATTCCTTCTCGTTGGAGATTTCGAAATCCAGCTCTCTCATCTCCTTCTGGCCTTCAACGATCTGCCTGGCCTTTTCGTCGTACTTGGCCTGGATCGCCTTGCATTCTTCCTTCAGGAGTTTCTCCCGGCGCGCTTTCCAGCCCTTCGACTTGGAGAGGCAGTGCGGGCACTCGGTCTCTTCGGCCAGCTCTTCGAGAGCGTTCCGGGTGTCCTCTAATTCCTTGTGCAGTTCGGTCGCTTCTGCCGAAAGGTAGGCCAGATTTTCCCGTAGCTTTCCAAGCTGATCGTGGAGACGAGGAAGCACCGAAAGGCGGTCGCTTCCATCGGCATGGGCCTTCTCCTTCTGCTCGAGATCCTGCTTCATGGCCTCGATCGAGATCACGAATTTAGGAGCCTCTGGCATGGGAAGCGGGTCAGGGCCGGCGGTGGATACCTTCTGCTGCAAGGCATCCCGGCGCGCCCGGTCGCTGTTCGCGCGCATGGCCGCTTGGGCCAGTTCACCTTGATGCTTCAGCGCGGCCTCCAAGGCGGTTTGAGCCTCTTGGACGGCTTGGCGCCTGCTGTCGAGCGTCTCGGCAGAGCACTCGGCCTCACGGTTGCGCAGTTCGGCCAGCGTGCGGACGGCCCCGATTGAGTTCGATTTGATCGCGTACCACTCGCTGTATTTCGCGGCGAGTTTCCCTGTCTTTTTGTCAAGGAACGCCTTCAGACACTCCCCGATGCTGGGCCCATCCAAAGCGGTAGTAGTCCAGTTGAGAATCTCGCTGTTCACGCGGTGATTCGACTTCTCCATCCCACCCAGCCGGGTGGCCAGTTCAGTGAGGATGTCATCCCGATTGTAGCCTTTCAGTTCCATCCTGGATGCGATGTAATGCCGGCGCTCGCCGTCCGTCATGTCGAAGTAGGCGCGCTTGTTCAGAAGAGGGATGTTCATCGTCTCCTTCGGTCCGGCCTGGCGGATGCTGTCGCCGTCCCGCCAAAACTCGCGCTGGATCGTCGACCCGTCGCTGAAAGTGAGTTGAACGGCCATACGGATGCCGCTGGCGAGCTCGTAGATGGCGTCGTTCTTCTTCCCGCTTTCCGGGATGTGCCCCAGCATGGCGAGGACAATCGCGTCCATGTGAGCTGTCTTGCCGGTGAAGTTGCGCCCGCTGATAAGTGTCAGTGGCTCCAAGTCGACGTCGATATTGCGGCCCTTGAAATTTTCCGCGCGGAGATGGGTAATATGCTTCATATTATTTACCAATCGGCTTAGTCCAGTCGTGCTCTTGGTTTATCCATTCAGGAACGAGACTTTCGAAGTTATGTCGGAGGGGCATCAAAACTCCGAACCACGCATCGGACATGGCGCGAATAGCGTATGGATGGAATTCGGAATGGGATGGGCTGGCAGGCTTTTTGGCGACGATGTAGATAGCACCTTCGTCTCCCATGATCTTCGATGCCCTCAAGAATGGCTCTAGGTTTTCGAGCCGGAACGCCAAATGAGAAAGCAGTTCTTTCTCGCCCATCGGGATGCACTCCCGCCATTTCGGGTAGTGAGCCTCAAGGACCTGGTTCCCAGTGATAGAGTGGTAACGTCCGGTCAACGTAACCTTGTTGTTTTCGACAGTGACTTCCAGTTTGTCCCCCGGGAGAACCTTGGGCATCTTTGCGATCAGGTTTCCCGGGATGCAGAATTCGAAAGGGCCGTCGCCTGAGTGATTTGCGTCGTCGTCGGCCTTTATGACGATCATCTTATGGCCATCGGTTGCAGTGATGACGGCCTTTTTCGATGCGGCATCGATCTCGACACGAACCTGGCTGAGAATCGGTCGATATTCTTCCGAAGAAACGAAGAGAAGCGCCGCCTTCAGGAAGCGCGGAGAGATAGAGAGAGTAAGCATAGTGTTGGGGTTGCACGTGGATTACGGCCACGCCCACGGCACTTCTGACAGTAGAGCGTTGTGCGGACGCTTGCGGGTAGTTGGTTAAAACGGGATTTTGTCGTCGCCGGCCTCCGGCTCGATCTCTTCTTCGGCTGCGGCGCCGGCCTTGTCTCGGGCGTTGAACTCTTCCGACTCTTTGATCTTTTTCTTGAGCCAGTCTGGGAGGTCGTTGAACACGTTGTTCTCGCCGTCCTCGATGTCGTAGATCACGGTCGGATTTACCTGCGCTGGAATCTCGATCGGCTTCTTGGTCTTCGGGTCCTTCGGAAGCGCCGCTACGCTGGTAACCTTGTCGTAGGTCTTTTTCCCGTCGTTAGATTTTTGGTGGACGACCGTAATCATGCACGGCACGCCGACGATGTTCTTGAGGTTGAACGCCTTCAATTCTTCCTCGGTGAACGCACGCCCCCGCCACCCTTCGAGGTCGTGCCGGAGGTTGGCCTTTTCTCCCAAGCTGGCCGTGTATTCCTTCGAGATCGAGTAGGGACGCTCTTCCTCGCCGTCCTTGAAGACAGCGGTTTCGTTCGGCAGTTCCCAGTAGACCAAGACTTTCGGCAGGACCTTGGGCTTGCCTTTGAATTCTTCGTGCTGAGTGCCGATGTCGATAAGACGATAGCAGCGCGCTAGGTGAGTTCCAGAGGGACACAGCGGGCGCTGGCCTCCCCCGGAATCGGAAACAGTAAGTGACATATATAGTTTGGTTGGTGGTTAAGTGGGGCGTCTATTATAGGACGCTATCGCTTCCCGCGCGCCCGCTTGGTAGCGGGGTAAATCTTTTGCCTCTCGGTTTCGAGGATGGTGGCAATCTCGTTGTGCACGACTTCCCCGGCCCACTGGCGCAACGACTTCCCTTGCGAAAGGGCGATGCGCCTGGCGTGGGCGATTTCCTCTTCGTCTTTGAGGTTCGCAGTAATGTGAGGCATGGGCGCAGTTTGCCTCAATGCCTCAATGAGTCAATGCCTCATTTGCGATTCGACGATACTTTTTTCCGATACTAAGGAACGGGTAATTCGTCCGTCAGCGTCACCTTGAACTTCGTGAAAGTGGCCGACCCCAAACCACTGGTATAGAGCGGTGCTGTGCCGAAGAAAATATCGGCGTTCTCCCCTGTGGCTGGTCCGTTGAAGGAAAACGAACTAATAAAAACCGTGTTCGCAAACCCGCTTCCAGCCCCAAGGAAGTTCACCGAGATTCCCTTCCTGTAATTAAGGAAACCATCGTCTTCTATCCCAAGATTTCCGTTGTAAGGTGCGCCTATGGCCAAGGAAGCGTTTACGGCTATATCCTCGGGGCCCCAAGAGCAGGTAACCGGCAAAACATCGCTCGCATTTCCGTTGAACGACGCCGAGTCACCATTAGTTAGGTCGGTTGGAAGTCTTACCGAAGCGTCTGCTCCAGTGATGTCTGCTGTGATCTCCGTGGATAAGGCAAAGCTGGCCGTCTTTGTCTCGGTCGCCGTGCTCAGCGGGTTTGGGTCTTGGAATGTTATTGTTACACTCCCCTCGCACTCCAGTTTGACCTTATTGGCTCGCCACTGAAACCTTACAATGTCGTCAGAGACATGTGATGAGGTGGATGCGTATCGCTTCCACTGAATTGGAAATGCGGTGCCTGGTCCGTAGGTGCCTCCTGACATCAAATACGGCCGCTCTGGCGTGTAGCTTCCGACGAACCGAATCACGGCACGATGACGAAATTCGCCGTCGAGGTTACAGTCGTTCCTCCAGTGACTTCCACATATTGGGCGGTAACCGTCTCGGGCGCTGCTTCCGGAGGCTGAGAGCCTGTGTCGATCGGGCCCCCGAGTTCAGCGGCCGGTGCTAGACCATCGCCGGCGCCGCCGGCAGGATCTTCCTCCACCTTACTCAGATAGTTCACATCGGGAGGGCCTTGGTCTATCGGGCGCGGCCCTCCCAGCCCTGGGCCATCATCCTGCCACGAAGCTTTCACCGAGCGGATGCCGGCGCTCGGGCTGATCGAAAGGTCTGAGTCGTCGAGGTCGTCCATATTACGGTGGATTGGCGCCACTGGTGTAGGGCACGATGAGCTTCCAGTAGTAGAGCACCCACACCCCGCCGGCCTTGAGCTTCTCCGGCTCGTTCATCACGCGGATAATGTCCCCGGCAGTGAACTTGGTCGGGTAGGACAACGGAATGGAGATATTGACGTTCGCCCGCTGGGCGCTCTGCATGTTCCCCGTGTTGCCCGTGCCCGTTACGCGGCTTTCCTGGATCTTCAACGAGGTGGACGATGGAACCTCTACCACCCTATATCCGAAGTCGATATTTGGCGTTGAGTTCGTGGAGTCGAACTTCACGAAGTCGCCGACGGCAAACCCGTGCGCGGCCGTCGTGGCAATCGTGACCAGTCCACCCGAAGAGACGCTGATCGAGTTGACGTGAAAGATGGACAGCCCCGGATCCAGAATGCCTGGTGTGTCCCCGGTAAGCACGTTGGAGACGCGAACCGCCCGGGCGGATCCAGACATAGACCATGAATTCGAGGCACTGCTGCCGTTTGTGGCGTCGCGAAACGAGATCGCCCCGCCGGTAACCATCACGGTGCCCGAAGATGTCTTAATGATCGTCGGCTTGATCGTCGCGTCTCCGAAGTCATCCGGCGGCGGGCCCATGAAATAGAGCTTAGAGCGATGCGCCTTGAACGGGCCGCTGTAGCCTTCCTCGATGTCCAGCGAGACGTTTGCCGTGCCGGACATCGACACAGAGCTCTCGTAGACCGTGCCTACAGTACTCGAGAACGACCTGGAGCCATCGCCGAAAGCCGTTGCCTGCCGCAAATAGGCCGGCAGGGAGTGGTTCTTGAAGCATGGGACATCGATCTCGTTGTGCGCCGTGACGTCTTGCCCTTCAAAACAGCTATCGATGACGATCGAGATGTTCAGGTTATCCGTAGACCGGATTTCACGCGTGATACGATTTATCCCTTGGGCCGTGCCGGTGGTGGAAGAGCCTGGGTCTGGAACCTCGCCAAGGATCAAAAACTGGTCCTCGAACGGGACGGCCGCAATCCGGTAATTCCCATCCATCAGCCCCGTGCCGTCCAGTTTCACCCACATCCTGGGAGAGAGGGTGTGCGCTCGATCGACCTGCACGCGCGCGTATTCGGTGCTGCCATCGGTGTAGATATCGATCTGCACGATATTCATCGACGGCGGCACGATCTCGCCCGGGGTGTAGTCCGTCGAAGATGACAGAATGTGCCGCTTCGAGACGATCATCGGTAGACCGCTCTCGTCGGTGTTGACGTCTACGAAGTGCGGACCCGGGATCGTCTCGTACTTCTGGTAGATCTCAACGTACTGCGCGTCGCCCCCGGTGATGTGCTGCTCGAGTAGCTTCGTTGTGTAGTGCTCGCCGTCCACCGACAGGAAGTCACCCGGGCCCTGAGACCGCGGGATGGTGAGCGTCCGCTCAACCCGCTTGTAATTCAGGCTGCCGTAGGGGTAGCTGACAAAGGCGTCGCCCCGCAACGCCCGTAACCGTTGAAGGAGGTAAAGGGGAGGCTTGGCCATTTACAGGGGTGCGCGCAGGCGCCGCGGGCGCACGCGTTGCGGCTGGTAGCTGGTCAGCAGGGCGCGGGCTTTCTTCGCCTCCTCGATGATCGACTTTTTCACGCTGTCCTCGCGAAACCACGCGGACCCGCTCCAACGCTCGAGGAAGAGCGGTTTCAAGATCGATTCGTGATAGTCGCCTTGGATGGGGAGGACGAATGTCGAGTCTGCCCCGTCTGAGCCCAAGTCGGAGGCCGTGACCGTCCTGGCCTTCACCTTGATGAAGTAGGACAGCTGGTAGGCCGTGAGCGGGATCGGATATACCCGGATTCGGTCGGTCGTCGTGTGGTCCGAATTGTAGGCGTTCTCGAGGAAGAACCGCGACGGCTGGCCGGTGAGCCGCGTTTGCGGCGAAGAGAAGGCGATTCTGCGCCTGTAATCGGGCGAGTTGCGCGGATAGGTCAACAGGTCCTCTTTGTTGGCCGACGGATCCAGATATCCAAACCCTTCGAGAATCGGCTTGTCGACCAGTTCAGCCGCATCGCTGTCCAGATTCAACACGTCATGGTAGAGCGTGGCGTTGACGGTGCCGCTCGTCCCGCCAAACGGGAAGAGTAGTTTCTTTTGCCCGCTCTCGACCCGGATCTCGTTCCAAGCGTTGTCCCCGTCGATTTTGATCGTGGACCCATTTACGAACGTGGCCGTCGCCGTGCAATTCACCCCCCCATTGGTCACCGTGATGCTGATCGTCTCCGGGGCGATAGCCGACTGGGCGCGCCGCGTTTTGTAGATCGACGGGGCGGTCATGGATATCTCCTGCAGGGTCGCAGTGATATCATGGGCGATGCGCGCCAGCTGACGAGCTGTTGCGCTGGCGATCGTGGCTGCGGAGCCGCTGGCATTGATCATGTCCAGCGCTTCAAATGCAAGGTCTCGCGGAGTCATGCCGCTGAAAGGTTAGGACGCTTGGGGCGCGCCCGCTTCGTGCATCAAAATGGCCTCGATGAGGTCGCCCGCTGTCTTCAGATCACCCGAGCCTTCGATCGGCTTGGCGAGCTTCTTCAGCCTGGCGAGTGTCATCTTTTCGAGTTCAGCCCTGCGTTTCGCTTCATCGAACACGGGAGGGGCTGGTTCATCGATTTCCTGAACGGTATCAGAATCACACTCCGGCGGTGCGCCGATCTGCGAAAGGCGGATAACCACATCGAGCGGAGTCTCCATCTCGCCGGCCAGCGGCTTCAAAACTTCGAGCATCTGATCGTAGAGGCCGAGTTGGGCGATTTGATCGTCGGTGATGCGGTCGCCCTTCTGCTGGTCAGCCTGCTGCTGGTTGCGCAGTTCGTGAATGACGCCCAACGCCTGGTTGTGATCCACGCGCAGGTCCTTCAACTGCTTCTGCGCGGCCTCCAGCTGCTTTGTGATCTCTTCGATCACCTCATCAGCGGCTCCCGTGGCGTCCCGCGGTTCCTTCTCGAAAACGATTGCTACGGCGGTGTCCGGGTAGCCGAAGAGCGAAAGCATCTCCGGGGCTTCCTTGGCAAACTGCTCCACTGGGATGACCCGTTGCACCAAGTGCTCCTTACCTGGGACCACTTCGAACCGGAATTTGTCCGGCTGATCTCGACTGGAGGCGAGAAAGAACGAGGTGTGCGGGACGTTTTCGAGGATGATTTTTGCGAGCATGAGAAAAAAAGATTTGTGTCAGGGAATAGAGAGCGGGGGCGCCTCGAGTGAGACGCCCCCGCCATAGCTTAGGTCGTGACGTAAGGGACGGTCACGCCCGAGTACTCCACCGCGTGCTCGAGCAGCACGTAGTGACGAGTACGGCCTTTGGTGTCCTTGGTCGGACCCTGGCCCCAGATGCCTTCATACCCCATACCACGGACGAAGCCGTAGTCGCGCTTCTGCTCGATCTTCTCGGCAGTGAGCGAGCCTTCCGCGCGGAGGGCGGCGCCGGCGCCGAAGACGAAGGAGTAACCAATCGGCGTGCCGTAGGCGTTCGCCGGAATAATGATCGAACCCACGGGGTGGGCGTCGGTCATCGTGGTGGAGTCCCAAGTCACATTACCGACCTGAGTCGAGCGATAGCCGGAGGTCGCGGAGCCGAGACGACCGCCCGCGCCAGCGCTGTCGCCGGCCTCGGCCTTGATCGTGATCTTGTTACCGTTGTTCGAGCTACCGGTATACTTGTAGAAGCCAGCCTTGCCGGCGTTTGCGCCGCTCTGGTTGACGATCCACAGGTAGTAGTCGTTCGAGTCGGTATTCGCGTCCTGGCCTTCGACCCAGATCCAATCATAGCCCGGGTAGAAGCTGGAGTATTGCGGTTTGGTGTCGTGGGTGCCATCGCCGAAGAGGATGTCAATGGCGGTAGTGCCCGCGGCGATCGCCGTGTCGAGCACGCCGTAGGGCTGGAGCGGAGAGCCGAGCACGTCGTCAGCATCGGGGTTGACGATGATGTGCTCCCACAGGAAGAGACCCTGCCAGTCAACGAGCTTGCCGTTGAAGATGGGGTTATCCGTGTTGCTCTTGCTGGCCGCATTGTTCAGCGCGTTCTGATAGGACGAACTGTTGCGGATGTTGGTCATCGCATCCTGGCCGACGAAGGCGAGGTAGTTCATCACAGGCGAGCCGCTCGGGCTCTTGCTCATGTCAACCGGCCGCGCGCCCTGGCCCTGAAGACGGGCCTTGGCGTTGACCAAGAATGCCGGCGTGAGCGTGTCCGTGTAGCGGATGGCGTCGCGCGAGCTCCGGTTGTTCGGGCGCATGACGTTCCCGTTCGCCTTACGGATGAGCGACATCATCATGTCGTACATGCGCTTGCGGCCGAGCTTGCGGGAGAGCATGCCGAGCAGCACGTTCTCGAGGCTCTTGCCGGTGGCGAGGAACTTCAGTTGCTTCTTGGTCAGTTCGACCGCGTCGCGCCAGAAGTCGACCTGCACCGAGTAGGTGCCGAGCCGCGGCTTGGAGGTGTTGCCGGTCAGTTCGGCCTCACCACGCACGCCCGGGCCGGCGGCTTCGCCGATCGTCGTGAAGACGATGACGTCGCCCGCGTCGGCGGACAGTTCACGCTTTTTCCAGAACGGCTTTTTCGAGTCGGGTTCGCCCTCGAACTTCTTGAAGTCGTCTTCGGTGTTGGCGCCAACTTCGAGCATGCGGCTCCAAAGCTTGGCTTTGACGTTTGCGTCGGCAGCAACGGCTTGCGCCAACGTATATACACTGGGATCGGAATTATAGGTTCCCATAGGGATGGTTAAAAAATGAGGTTAAGGAGTGGGGCCGTTCCCTTTGCTGGATCCTCGGTTTACCGGCGTTTCTCACCCGTCATGTCTGCAATCGCTTGCAGCTCTTCGAGTGACATGTCGTCGATCTTCCGAGCAGCCTGCTCAGAGTTCAGCGCAGTGGGTTGGGCAGAGGTGGCCGCACTTTCAACCTGGCCGGTGGGACGTGCCCCGCCTTGCGGCGCTGGCTTCGTCTCGGTCGTTTTCGCAACAGTTTTGTCCTTTGGAAACAGGTCAGGGCGGCGGGCCATCACTCTCTGCAGGACCTTCAAGGGGCCTCGCGGATCGTTCAGGATCTCCGAGTTCTGACTCTCGAGGAAGGCGACTTCGCGCTGGATTTCCTCGTATTGAGGCGTGTTCGGTTTCCCGGTCTCTGGGGCGAGCTTGATCGCTTCAGCCTCGGCAGACTGCCATTGCGCAGTGAAATGCGCTTCGGACTGGGCCTCGGCCTGAACCTGCCGCTCGGCATCACGAAGATCGAGCTTCGCGTCCTGCAACTGGTCCATGATCTCAGCGGTTGACTCGAAGTTCTTCTCCGCTTCGGCCAGCTTGGTCTTTAACTCCGCGACTTTCTGTTTCGCAGATTCGACCCGGCTGTCTGGCGGGGTTTCCCTCTTCGTCTCCTGCTGTTGCTCCTGCCTTTGAGCCTCGGTCGCTGCTGCCGTGGCCTTCGGTCCTTCCCATCCGGCTTGGATTGCAAGCTCGACGGGGTTCGAATCGGGGTTTCGGCGAATCAGCGTCAGGAGCTTTTGCATCCTCGGATCTTCCGTCCGAAAACGGTAGTTCTTCGCGAGCTCTTTCTCCTGATCGAGGTTTACCTCTTCTGCTTCCGTAGGTTTGGGGTCGTCGATCTTGGTCTCAACGGGAGGTTTCTCTTCCGTCGGCTTGATCTCTTTTCCCTTTTCCTGTTGCTGAGCCGGTTTCTTCTTCTCGAGCTCGGGATCGTGCGCGCCTTCGAGAATACTCTCCAAGGTGCTCATATCCTCGATGCCTCCGAAGTCGACATCCGACTTGGCTGAATCCGACGAGCCCTCGGGCTTTGCGGCTCCAGTTTCGTGCGTGGCCTGTTCGGTCGCTGCCGCCGTGGAGGCTGGCGCGTCCGGTGTTGGGTTGGTCGCCGCCGTGGAGGCTGGCGCGTCACCCGTAGCTATTTCTGCCATGTGCGCGAAATTGCGCGCTTTCCAGAAGGTGTGTCTAGTGTGGCGAGGTCGAGTTTGACAAACTCGGCGAAAAAGTTCCTACTTTGGTTGCCCCCGGGCCTCGTCGTGAGACGGGGTGAAGGCTAGGCGGGATGTGTGATACTCGGGGGGAGCATTTTTGTACCGGGATTCCAATTGGCTGAGTACGAGAGGGGCGGCGCCGCTACGCTCTGGGCACAGCGTTTCCGCCATGCGTCATCGCCTCGGAAGGACGTGCGCTTACGCCCCGGTGCCACTATGCTGCGTTGCGAATGAGCTTCGCTTCCTCGATTCGCCGCGTCCACAGGTCGCCGTCGGAGTTGCGGACGTGCGGCCAGAGGCGTTTCTGGGCCTCGACGAGATCGGCAATCCGGTTCAGGTCGTAGGGCGCGCCTTTCCTGAACAGCTGGAATAGTTCGAGCATCTCCTTTCGCCTTGGGGTCTTGTCGACCAGCGGGCCGCGGTTGTAGATGAGCGATACCAGCCCCCCGAACGCATCCGCCGGCAGCGTCTCCGCGCCTGGGAATACCTTTGCTGTCGTAGCTTCCTCGCGCGGGATGGTGACCGATTCTAGGACCTGCCGCGCTTTGTCCAGCGGGATGCGGATGTCGCGCAGCCCCATCGCCGCGTGGTGCGCGGCCTGGCCCTTCAGCCCAACCGTGTGGCGCAGGCGCTCCATGACATTCGCCGGCAAGAGTCCGCCCCAGTCCTGTTCAAAGTTCGGCTCGTAGCCAAGGTCGTATCCGCAGCCGATCGACACGCCAGAGGCGTCCCCTGGCCACACTCCCGGCTGGTCGAGACCTTCGAAGCGGAGGATGAGGTTGACGGCCTTTTCGCTGATTTTCATCGGTCTCCGTAGCGTTCGGTCAATTCTGGGGTGGAAAACTCGCGCAACGTCTGCTCGATCTCTTCATGCCGATTCTCTTGGATGGCCTGTGAAGCCAAGCTGGTCGCCGCGACAGTGGCCGCGTTGAACTTGAACATCGCTTCCACCGATTTGGTCGAGCCGGTGATGAACCAGATTTGCACCGCGGCGAAGCAGACGAAGAGCACCCCCATACCAGCACTAAGTGCGGTGATTGCCGCGGCCGCACTGGTCTTGGTGGGGTCGAGCGTGGCGAAGTAGTAGAGCCAGTCGACGTACTGCCGGCATGTGAGATACATCGTGATGTCGAACAGGATCGTCATCACCAGCCGTTGCCATGGGAAATGCGTGTGAAGCTTCATGGGATGACCGATTTCGCCGCCGCGGATAGAGTTAACCTGCCGGTGAAGTAGAGAAACCCCACCACCAAGATTGCGATTGCCGCTAGCCCTTCGAACGCGCGCCGGATCCAGTTCTTGCTTTTCAATTCCCGCACCTCGTTCTGTGCGGCAGCCTTGGCCTCGCTTTCCTCCGTGGCTTTCCGCGCGAGTTCAGCCGCCTCGGCCTTTATCTTCGTCACCTCGGCCTTGGTGTCGGCCAAGTCGAGCAAATGCTGCTTGTCGGCCGCGTTCGCTTCCTCGAGCTGTCCGCCTTCGGTTCCTTGGAGGGCCGAGACGGTTTCGATCCTCGAGGCGATGGACGTGTGATCTTCAGCCAGCGATTCGACCTGCATCCTGGCCGCGTCGACTTGGTCGCGAAGCTCTGGCGGGGAGACGCGAAGGAGATCCTCCAGTTTCGGCTTGAGCGATTCGATAACCTCTCCTTCGTGCTTCACCAGTCCCTTGACGGCCGCAACCTCCGTTCGGACCTGCGCATGCGTCTCTTTCGCGGCGGTGACAGCCTTGTGCATGCGATGGGCGCTTTCGTCCGTCCGCTTCACGCTCTGGTCCAATCTGGTCGTGTCAGGCGCCTTGTAGATCGTTGGCTTGGTCGCGCAAGAGCAGAGGGCCGCGGCGAGGATGATGGGGAGCAGCAGGTTTTTCATGGTTCAGGAGCGTGAAATGTGAGCGCAGTATCGTGGTCGAACCGCGCGCACCCGAAGTAATTGAGCACCGTGCCGTCCGACCGCTTGATCGGGTTGGCCACGACATGGACCTTTGTCCTCCGTCCGTTGATGACGTGGACAAGGTTGAATTCGTCGACGTAGCGGCGCTTGTGGTCGACGGCCAGACGCCAAGCGGTGAGCACCCTGGCCAGTTCATCGGCTGCCACTCCAAGCTCCCATCCGCTCCCGCGGGCGTCCTCGGTGGCCATGCCGGTGACCTTCGTCCATGCGTCGCTCGTCCACTCGGTTTGCCCATGGCTGTCGGTCACAAACCAGACGCATGAAATATCGGCGTCCAAAGTGTGACGCCGGATCTCGATTAGGTTCAACTGGCCGTCATCGATGCGGCCCAAGTGCTCCGTGATCTGGCGCCTGGTGTTCTCGATCTCGAGCAGCATCTCCTTTCGGGAGTTTTCGAGGTGCTCTTTGATCTCAAGCGTGAACTTCGCCCCCGAGTAGAAAGACATGAGGACACGAAACAGCTTCGGGATAAGGACCAAAATCCCTATCAACGCGGTAAGTGCCCCGAGAAACTTCCCTGGCATCTCCAGTGTTTCGAGCCAGTCTTTCCCCTGCATTAGGTGAATGTTCCGTTGATGATACTGCCTTTGATAACGGAAGTTCCAACGCCGACAATTGAGTCGTCGATGCGCGTGAATTCCAAGCGGCAATAACCGTCGTTTCCGTTGCTGGCAACATCGCCGGAGCTACCCGGGGTTCCCGGTCCGTTGCCGCCGTCGGCGCCTCCGGCCCCGCCGTTACCAGGGCTTCCAGCAGTCCCCCTATTAGCAACTGGGATGCATGCGATTATTGAATTACAACTGTAAATAGCCCCCGCGTTACCGCCTGCGCCAGCATTGCCACCACGCCCGCCATTTCCTCCGGTTGTTCCCGGATCGCCATCTTGGCCGTTTCCTCCATTACCACCTGTGCCCCCGTTTCCACCATTGACATTGACGGGGCCGATGACCAAGCAGTCAAAAAAGGCTACAGAAGCCCCCGGATTTCCATTCACTCCAGATGTCGCATCGGTGCCAGTGCCACCAATTCCGACTCCGTCAGATCCATTCTCTCCATCCGAACCGTTAGCACCTTGCAGAGCCAGTTCGCTTACGAAGCAGTTGAAGAATTGAATTTCGGCACCGCCACCTGAACCGCTACCCTGCGCCTTGAATCGCACGGATTTGTCTGAATAGACGTGTACGTGGTCAGATATTGTAGTGGCGATTGTAACTGTGCAGAGAAGGCTACTTTCGGTGAACGATCCGTTCAACTGATCGCCGTAGCCGCTGGCGCTGTTGGCGAAGAAGTTGGATGCGCCCGGGCCTTTGAAAAATAGAATTGTGCGGTTGCTCGTGACAGTAATGGTTCCAAAGTCGCCAGTGCCGAGGTTGAATATGTGGAAGCCGGCATCGTAGGCGGCTTGTGCCGTAGCGAATGGCTTTCCGGGAGAGCCGTCGCCACTGTCATCATTGCCGTCGCTTCGGATGTATGCGACGGTTGGATCTGAGATTGAACTACCTCCTGAGGAAGGACCACCGATAGGCATTGCTTATGCCTCCTTGCAGGTAAAGGTTTTGCCGGTCGTGGCGCCGATGACGCTGACGAGACCGGACGGGCAGAAGTGCGCCGGGTTTTCGTAGTATCCTCCGGCGACAATCTTGATGCTCGGCTGGTTGGCCACGGCGGTAACTCCGAAGTTGATCCACATGTCAATATCGGAGTTGTTTTGGAAGAGCAGATACTTCCGAGACGCATTCGCCGCCGCAATGGTCTGGGCGCTGCCGCCCGACGTAATCGTTCCGCTACGATCTGTCAGCGCGCTGGAAGTCGGGGTCGGTGTGGTGGAGACCGAACCGTCGGAACCGACGGCGATCGGAACTAAAAGTCCCGATGATGTCCTACCCAGCTGCAGGACCGGCCAATCGTAGATATTCGGCGCGCGTACCGCTCCAGACTTGTCCGAGAAGGATGTCTGGAGATCTCCGATTGGCCCTTTTACGACGTTTGGAACGGACATGAGATTAGGCGGCTACGGCCTTGATGACTGCGAAGTTGATCACCATTGCCGCATTGAGCGCCGCGGAGGCGTGAAGGTTGGTGATCACGATATCGAATGCGCCGGCCGCAGTGTGCAGGACGCTTACGGCCGGCGTGCCGTTGCCGTTGTAGGTCGTGGAAACAACGATGACATCCGTGGCCGCGACGAGGCTGTTATTCACCGTGAACCGCTCTTCGGCGGCTGCCGCGGTGGTCAGCGCAACGGTGGTGATCTGGCCGTTCGACTTGTTCAGCGTGACCGCCGTGGCCGAGTTGGTCGCCTGGGTGACCGCACCACCTGAACCGGTGGAGAAACCGAGCTTGCCGGAGGCGCTGGCGATGCGCCGGTCGGCCATCAGGTCCGCGGATGAGATATCGCGGAAGGTGTTGGTTACCGGATCCAGAACCTGAATGAGGCCCTTGGACCCATCCGCGTTCTGCGGAATCATCAGCGCGCACGCAGCGAAAGAGGGTTCGAGGTCAACACCTCCCGTCTCGATCGTCTTCGGGTAGGTCTTGAAGAAGAGGTCAGCGGCTTTTTCGAGGTTCGTAAGCATAGGTTTTTACACGGGGTTGATGTTGGCGTTTCCCGTGTGTGCGCCTTTCCTGAAATCCAAGCAATGGATTTCCAGCCTACTTTCTCAAACTCCGCTATTTTTTCAGCTGGGAGGACAATTCTCGCTTTAACTGGGGGATGAATTCCAGCAATTGCTCGAGTTCCCGGGCTGCCCCGGCCCCGCCGGCTCTCTTCTTCCCTGGGAGATCCAAGTCGCAGGCGCGCGACTGGGCGTTTTTCGCGCGGCGCTCGATCTCTGCCTTGAGCGCCTGGCCGATGTAGGAAGCCTCGAATTGCTCGATCTCGATGAGCTTCGCGCGCGCGGTTGATGCTTTGGGGTCTACTTCCGGCATTTTCTCTCGCAGTGGTGTTTTGCCTCGCATGGGGTTGGCGCGTAACGTCTCTGGGGCCAGCTTGCGCGCTTGAGGTGCGGGCAGTCTGCACAGGGAAGGAAGCGCTTGGCTTTCGACTTCATGCTGGCTGACTACCTGTCGCCGGTCAGAAAGGCAAGTGCATTACGCAGCAGGATACATCGGCGCCGCTCAAATCCGCCTGGTCGATATCGACGAAGATCACCGATAGGCCGAAGCGGTCGCACTGCTCGTACATCCAGTCCATTGCCTTTTGGTATTGCTTCACCTCAGGGAAAAACATCCCGGAAAGGACGATGTTCTTACCCGGTACGCGGACGACGTTGGTAGCCCCGCAAGCCATGATCTCAGGCGGCACAACGATCACTTCCCCGAGAGTCTCGAGCCGCTTGAAGCTCTCCTTGCTCATCCCGTCCCGGTTTACAAGGAAGTGCTCCGGATCGATCACCCATAGACTGCAATCCAAGTGGTAGAGCTCATCGGATGTCTCTTCGATCGGGATAACTTGGATGCCGCATTTCTGGCTGATCCAGTCGAGCGAGCGCCGGTCGGTGAACTTGCCGTGTCCGCCAAAGTATACCCCCGGTTTCCACAGCTTGAAATCCGCCTCGCCCTCGAAGTAGGTCGACGGCCTGATCACATCGTAACCCATCTGTTCGAAGAACTCGCGCGCCGGCTGCTCCTCGATCGCGCGCCCTGGCGCCTTGTAGTTCGCCAGCACGATCTTTCCCGACCCGTTGTCGTCCGGGATGGCTACCGCGATGTTGGCCGTATAGGTCTGGTCCTGCGCGCCTTCAACGGGCGGGATTTCCAGCACGGTAACACCCAATTCGCGCAGGAGCCTGGTGATGTGGGTGAACTGGCGAACCGCCCGCTTCACATCAACCTTCTCCCCGGTCATAAATACGTTGTTCGGGATGGCCGTCGAGAGGTAGGCGGGCCGGCACATGACGAACCGCTCGGTTTTGCGCTCGATGACGCTCGGCTCTTGGTTGGCCGGATGGGATAGCAGCGAATCGTATTGATTCATGGCTTACTCCCCGTTCGCGGCCAGCACCCTTCGGGCGGCTGCCCTGTGCTCTTCGCTCGCGTCTGGATCCTGCAACGCCTGCTTAGCCAAGGCGCGCATATCCGGTGGGGTAGAGGTCGGCGCCTCTGCCGGCGTCGGCGGGCGCGTATCAGGCTGTGCACCTGGCGGTGCAAGCGGCTGGCCGGTGGCCGGGTCGA